TCAAAATCTGAACAGGTTATATGATATTCCCACGCCGATATAGGGCTGCGCTCCCTGCGGAGTGAAGCCGTAGCCGACCTGTATGCCGACGCCCCACCGCTTGGGCTTCTCCCTGATGCGGACGACCTGCGTAGGGCGCAAGAACAGCAGGCTGTCGAGCGACGGCTGGTAGCCGCTCACGTATGCGCGGTAGTCCTCCGTCTCGTACACTTTCTGCGTGATAGGCACGTTCACCTTGACGCTGTCCGAAGAGGTTGCTTCTACGGTGATTGATGGCTCCTGCTCCGACTCCTCAGCAATGGTTGGCTGCTCCTCCTCCCTCGTCACTTCCACCACTTGCGTTACATAGCGGACAACTACGCTGTCTCTTGGTACTGGCTTATACACCCTGATTGTGTCGTAAACAGTAGTAGTGTCGCACACGACCGCATCACAAACCGTGTTATGCAAGCGGCTGTTTGGGAAGAGCCGAGCTATCACCGTTGCCCCTAACAGCATCCCGAGTACCAGTATGAACAGGCACTTTATCAGCTCACTTTTCATAATCAGCCCTCCTTAATGTAGGACATGATGCCGTTGACGTGCAGAGCGGTTATCACTTCCTTGCCCTCGTCAGATAGCAGGAACGCAACGTCCTCTCGGTTGTCTTGGAAGAGGTTTTCTGTCAGAACGGAAGGGCATTTCGTATGTTTGAGAATATAAAAATGCGCCTCCTTGTCAGGGTCTCCGTCAGTCATGTCCTTTCTTATCTTGAAGCCCGCTTTCTCGGCTTCACGGTAAAGACAGGTGGCAAGTTCATCAGCCTTTGTCTCGCCGACAGAAGTCCAAGCCTCCCAGCCCCGTGCGTTCATCCATTGACCGCTCCCCGCAGCGTTGCAATGAACTGAGACAAGAATGACATTCTTTGTGCCGAACTTCTCGCAGACCGTGTTCACTCGCTGACAGCGCACGGCGAGAGGAACATCAGTCTCTTCCGTGACTATACGTTCAGCGTCAAATCCCCGTTCTTTCAGTTCTGAAACAATTCTCTCTGCTATCTCTCTCGCGTATGCGTATTCTCTCAGAGAGCCGTCAGGGGAACATTTCCCCTTTGTGTCAACTCCGTGACCGTTGTCTATTAAGATTTTCATCTGTTTTGTTTTAAGTTAGATACACCCGATAATAATCCCGATAAGGTCGCACAAAAGGTCTTTTTTCTCGAAAGTCCCTCTCTTAAGCCACTTGTCCCAAATGAACTCCTTACCAGTCCCTACAATCGCCGTAATCATAACAGCCGCCCAAAGTGGGAGCAGTACGTTGAGTACGCTAACGATGATAACGCTGCAGATGATGTGCAGAAGGCCGTCAGTACCGACCCAATTCAAGATTTTTTCTTTCATTGTTTATCCCTCCTTGTTTATTGGTTTGTCCCTGTTGTTTCTCTTTTCACTCAATGCCTTGTTAATACCTCCTCCTGCCATGAAGCCGCCTATGCAAAGCATGAACAATCCCAAAGCATCGAGCTCGGTTTTCAAGTATCCGTTGGTGCATACGTCCCATATCAGGCAGAAGCACACGCACAGACCTATTAAAGCCCCGACAATGCTTGAAAGTACAAGGGCAAAAGACTTGCTGCTGTCAAGGGTGTTAGCCCTTATCAGGCTTTTCAGATATTCAGCTATCTTCATTCTCATCTTTATTGTCTGTTTCTTTATTGTCCTCATAGAACGCATCATAATCCCCAGCTGCAAGTTTTTTCAGGCGGCAATATGTACGCTTCGGTAACCGCCCTTTGAAACATTCATCATCAGGGCGCACACAAATGTTGTGTTCAGCTTCTTTAAGGGCAAGTTTCAACTCGTTATTCTCACGGATCAGGGCGTTGTTCTCTCTCTCCTGTTCATGCTTCTCTGCATATAACTTGTCGAGACGGTCATTAAGTTCCTTAATCTTTTCGTCCTGTTGTTCTATACGCTTCTGCAAGCTCCCCACAAGGGATTTCATCACATTAAGTTCCTTTTCATCAGCCTCAATGTTCTTCATTCGGCGTTCAGGTTTCATGAAAAACAGGAATTTTATCAACCCTATACCGCCAAGAGAACTGACAGCCAGAACAACAACTTTCACTATTTCGCTTAATACATCCATGATGTTTTGAGTTTAATTGAGTTTGAGACAAAGGTATTAAAAGTGATTATATTGTAATCATATACATACGCAAAAATATTGCTTATTGATATTCTATGTACTCCAATAAATTACTTCCATTTAACAGAATCCATTTGCCTTCAATGTTAAGCAACTGAATAATACCGCCATATCTTGATGTTATCTCTGATGCATAATATTCCTTTACATAACTTCCAGAAACTGTTCCTTTATTAGGGCACATAATTTTCCCCGATAATACTCCCGGAGCATCCATTCGGCTGATTAAAGGTCTTAAAAAAATATTCAAGAACATCCCATTAAATGAATCATCTTCTGGAAGTGTTAAGTATGGCGTATCTATATAGCCATGCAGTATTATGTTTGTTGGATCACTTCTTTGAAGCGTTTTAGATTTAAATATTTGTACAAATGGCATAAATAGGTTTTCCGCAGTTAATATGCCTGAAAAACCTCCCCGTGCCATAATCTGCCCATTTATTCCATCAAGCCAAATGGTCCCGTCCTCTGATTCAAGTCTGTTGTTCCTGAATATCCAGCCGGCAATATTCGCATTTTCTGCCAACAAGAGATTTGTTGCCACGCTTTCAAATGAAGCCCCGAAAGAGTTCCAGTATGATGTGTTCGTAGGTGCTTTCCCGTAGAACGTACCAGCGTCGATACGGGCGATGTAGTAGGTGTTGCCGTACTTCACACAGTCGAGGCGGTTATCATTGCCGTAGTATGTAGTGCTGGAGTTGTACGTCCCTCGAAACACCATTACTGGGCTTTTGCCATTCGCGCCGTCCTTGCCGTCGTAGGGGGTTATTCTCACTGGCGTGCTCCACTTCTGTACGAGCGTCAAGCCGTCAGCCGTTTTCTTGGCGATAGTCATCCACAGGTATTCTGCAGTGCCTATCGTAGGCTGCGTAGTACTCCAGCCGCTCGGGTTGACAGAAGTGACGGAGATCGAGGGCGCGTTGGTGGTAGAACCGTTCTTGGCGTAGCGCAGCTCGTAGTAGTCAGCGTCCGCTCCGTCCTCGCCGTCGTCCCCCTTGTCGCCCTTATCTCCCTTGTCGCCCTTGATAGAGCCTACGTTGTCCCATTCCGTGCCGCTCCACACCCATAGTTCGCCATTGATGAGGTAGCCGTCGCCAGCCTCGTTGCCCGAAGCAGGAAGTTCGCTTGTAGATGAGAGAGAGCCGAGTATCTTCACGGACGTTCCGTCTGTGCCGTCCTCGCCCTTGTCTCCTTTCACGCCCTGAGCCACCACCTGCCAATAGACGCTGCTTGTCGGTGCTACACCTCTCGCAGGGGTGGCGTAGATGTAGCGGTAGGTGGATGTAATCCCATTGACCGAGTAAATCACCTCATCGCCGTTGTAGTAGGTGTATGAGCTGTTGTACACTCCTCGGTAGCAGCCTATGTAGCTCTCCGTGCCGCTCTCGCTCTGCACCAGCGTACCTTTCAGGCGCAGTTTCCCGTCGCCTTCCGTGTTGAACTCGAGGGAGTCGCCCAGCTTCATGGCGTTGTTCACCATGTCGAAGTAACTATCCCCGTTGCCTGATACGACGCGGTCGGTTGTTATTCGCCCAGGCAGCACCTCGGAGAAGCCGTACAGAGGAACGTAGCTGCGCACCCCGTCGTACTCGCTGTTCAGCACACCGACGAGCAGGTAGTAGTAGCCGCCCGTGTCCAGCGAGTAGGCGGTCTCTGAGAGGATAAAATCGCCCGTCTGCGCGGACTGGCTGCACTTGGCGTACAGGTAGTATTTCTTGCTACCGTCTATCAGCTGAGCCGAGGCGAACGCAGGGAGCGACCATACCTTGTAACCGCTATGGCTGGAGGACAGCGCGGTGATACCGAGCGTGAGGTGCTGTATGAAGCTCGCCCCGACGGTCAGCTGCTTGTTCGTCCCGTCCCAGTTGACCGTATCAGCGACCTGCGTGTAGTCAGTGAGCGACTTGACGAAGCGATATTGCAGGCTCTCGTCACCGACGAGCATACTCATCGTTTGAACAGCTATAGGGTTGACCGCGTTCGTGAAATTGTCGAGGAGCGCATCTTCGAGCATTTCTATTGTCTCCTTCGCGTCGCGGAAACGCCGTTTTGTGAACTGGATAGCTTCGCGGTGGTAATCCTCCACAAGCACCTCCTCGCTTTTGAGCGTCTGCAGAGTCGTTCCGAAGTTCGCGGACACCGTGGCGTTGGATAGCGTGAGTTCGGGGCTTTGCGGATTGTTGATGTAGCGTTTTATGCCCGTGATACGCACCAGCACTCCCTCCTGCTGGAAGCGGTCGTCGTGGAAGCGCACGTATGCCCCCAGCCGTATCTTTCCGCCGATGTTCGTCCAGTCCTTTTTAGACCACAGCCCGTCGAGCGTTCCCGTGAACGAGAAGCGCGCTTCCTCTGTGTCGAACAGGTACTTGACAGCCTGACGGAACATATCCCACGAGGCTCCCGTCTTGGTGGCGTTGTCGCAGATGTAGGCGTCGGGGAGCATACAGTGGAACACGGCGTAGGTGTCGCCTGCTTTCGGGGCAAAGGTGGCGTTGGGCATTGTCTGCCCGTCAATCTCCTGAGGAACAATCTCAAACCGCCTTGCTTTCTTGCCGTCCTTCGCCTCGTGTATGTATTTCACCTCGAACTCCTTTCCTGCGAGCATTCCTGACTGGAATATCACGGTCATTGTCTCGCCCTCAATCAGGTAGTCCTCGTAGTTGAGCGTCGAGGGTATGGCTGAGTCCACGATGTCGTAGAAGTTATTCTCCTCGCTCTCCACGACCACCTCTGATATTGTTCCGACACGCTTCGGGTATATCTCAGAGCAGTCGAGGCTATCTTCGGCGAGGCTGGTCAGCTCCTTGTCCGTGCGGCGTATCGACAAGCCGAGGTCGTCCGTGATGTAATGACGGGCGTTGGCCGCTATGTATCCTGTCTCGTCCTCGAAGTGTTCGCCGTCGTATGCTATGGACTGGAGGACGGGCAGGAGCAAGCAGCCGTTGCTCACTGTGCGCAGCGTCTCGTTGGCTGGGTACTTGCTGCGGTCGATATTGTCCGTACCGCCCTGCACATAGAGTATTTCCGTAGGTGCGTTGTCCCCGTAGTTGCTGCGCCCGATGTCGGGCTTGAAGCCGTTTCCCCGTCCATAGGAGAGGTCGAGTGGGTTGCTCTTGTTATACTCCAGCTTGCGGAGCGAAACTATCTTTCCGTTGAACTCGAACTCCGTATTCAGCTCCGAAGCCATCTGCGCGAGGGCGTCGTAACAGAACGCGTGGTCGTAGCTGATAAGCACCTCCGCGCCCTCGATACATTCGCCGACAGTCCACCCCGAGTCGCGGCGGTTCATATTATCGACGAACATCTGCAGGTGCTCAATAGGCTTGGCGGTGAGCGAGAATTTCAGCCTCCCGTCCACCGTGTTGCGGAACTTCCATATCTTGGCGCGAGCTTCGGGTGCTTCCATAGTGACGGTGTACTCGAAGTTGCGGCTGTGTTTCATTTTCAGTGCTTCGGGGCGCATGAGGTAGTAACGGGCGTTCTCGAACGTGCAGTACGCCCCGACGGGTATCTCCACGTGTTCGGCAAGGTTGAAGCGGAGGACGATGTTATGGTCGCCCATTATCGCCTCGTAGCCGTAGCTGTTGTCGTCCACCGTTATGTTGAGTACGGTACGCCCGTTGCTGTCGTAGATTATCATATCGTCAAATATGTACAGTTATTTTTACCAAATTTCAACGAGAACGCAACCTAAATAGCCCACTTGTGTAATTTACTGCCCGAAGCCGAAAAGTCCGCGAGAGGGGCTAATTTTGCGTTTTCCTAAAAGCACCGTGGGGAGAGCGCGAAGCCCTCCCCGTGATGCCGTGCGAGTGGGTCAGCGTATGCCGAGTTCCTCGCAGTCCGCGTCCACCTGAGCCTTGAGCGCAGCGCGAGCGGTCAGGAACGCCTTGTAAGCGGCGACGCGCTCCTCTGCCTCCTCGCCCGTGATAATGCCAAGCTGGACGGCGTTGTACTCGTTCACCAGCTTCTGCTCGTAGTTGTTCTCCCACTTGTCGCTGATGACCGCCTCGGTGATACCATTGGACGAAAGCGGAAGCCATACAGTCACCTCCTGACACTTCCACTGCGAGGTGTGTTCCTCGTTGATGTTCTCTTCCGTCACTTCGGGAATTACTTCCTCGATGTTGTAGCGGTAACGGTAGCTGCCGTTGCCCACTGCCTCCAGTACGGAGGGCTTGTTGTCATAGAATGCTAGCATAATACTGAGGTTTGATTATTGATTTGAGTAAATGTTTTGAGTTGCTGTGCTGCGCCCAGCCGAGCCACGAGGCGACCGCCATCTTGTATTCCTTGACGGGTACGGGGCGACGGCTCTTGTTCAGCTTCGCTGCGGCACGGCAGAAGTTCTGCTTGATACTCTTGCGTATCAGCTTCTGCTCCCTGTAGAACTTATAGCCTACGTAGTCGAGAGCGCGTCCCGACTTGTCCTGCCTGTTCCGCGCTATGGGGAATATCTGCCAGTTGCCTTTCATCGTCAGGTGCAGCTCCTCGGTGAGGTAGCTGTCGACGAGGCGGAGGACAACGTGCAGAACGTCCTTTCGGTCGGATAGGAACGGTATGTCGTCCGCGTACTCCACGCTGTCGAGGCAGGGGCGTTGCTCCAGACCCAGCTCACGACGCACCAGCTCGGGCAGCTCTTCGTTCACCCAGTGCATGAAGTAGGCAAGGCACAGATTGGCGAGGAACTGCGACAGGTAGTTGCCGATGGGCAGACCCTGCGCGCTGTCGATTATCTCGTCGAGCAGCCACAGCAGGTCTTTGTCTTTCAGCTTCCTGCGGACAATGGATTTCAAGACACCGTGGTCGATTGAGGGATAGAATTTCTTGATGTCTATTTTCAGGCAGTAGAGGGGCTTGCCCTCATACCGCTTGATGAGTGTGCCGACGCGTCGGGCGCAGCCCTCGATGCCGCGTCCCTTGATGCAGGAGTAGGTGTTGTACGTGAACACTTTCGTCCATATCGGCTCCAGCACGTTCATTACTGCGTGATGCACTATGCGGTCAGGGTAGTACGGCAGGCGGAATATCTCCCGTTCCTTTGGCTCGTACACCTTGAACACGTCGTATTCCGATGTTCGGAATGTCTTTGTAAGCAGAGCCTCGTGCAGGGCGAGCAGGTTCGCCTCGCGGTTGCGGTCGTGGACGCGCACCCCGTAGGAACGGAGCTTCCCACGCCTTGCCTTTTTGGTCAGCAAGACGCAGGTTCTCCAAGCTGATTATCTGTTCGTACAAGTTCCCTATACGTTTCATATGCTTTGCTTTTCGTAATCGGAGTCTTCGGTAGCCAGTACAACAGGCGTTCCTACCAACACCTTTCTGATTTCAGACGTTTTTTACCAAGAGGTAGGGCTGCTGCTCCCGTTATATTGTTTCTCCACTTGCGTTTCCACACTTGGAGTGAAAATCAGAGGTGAGAGCCGATGTACGCAGACGAATTCGAGGGGGCGTTATTCGAGTACGCATAGGCGAAGCCCGCATACGCACCGGCATTCGCATCACCGCCGAACAGGACACCACAAGGAGCAGCCAACCTTTATTTCTCAATCAATTCTATCATTTTATCAATTACTCAAAATAGTACCTGTTACCGCTTCCTCGCAGCGTGACGCGACGGGGAAAAGCGTCCAGTTCCTTGATTTTCTTCAAGATGTAGAGGATGTCCTGAGAGCCAGTGAAGAACTTCTTCGCTTCGCTGTCTGGCGCGTCCCTGCGCATCTTGATTTTGACCAGCGTCTGACCTCGCGTTCCTTTCTGCTTACTGAACTTGGTAGGCACTTCCTCGATGAAGTCCACCACCCAAAACTCAGTGTTTACCAGCTTGCTCTGCGTCGTTTCGTCGCAGTTGAAGCTACGGCTGTTCTCGTCGCGCGGTATCTGCAGGAAAGCCAGCGAGCCGTCGTCTTGTCTTTCGTTCATTGTCGTATGTTGTTCCATAAGCCGTTCTGTATTATCGTTTCAATCAAGCTCCCAGCCAGCCCGTCCACACGGGACGGGTCAGGCGAGGGGGCGTGGTCGTGTACTACGCGAGTTCGGGGATAAAGCAAAGGCGAGAGCCGAGGTACGCAATCGAATACGAGGGGGCGTAAGACGAGTACGCAAAGGCGAAGCCCGCACGCGCACCGCTACCCGCAGAACCGCCGAACAGGACACCACGGAGGGCAGTAGCGGTGGGTATGTTTGTGTAGTGGTAGTCGCAGTGGTAGGTGGTAGAGCCGCCTCCAACCTCCGCAGGCATAATCTCTCCGTACTCACCGAAGATAACGCGCTTGACATATCCATCTGTGCGAGCCTCGTTACCTACGTGGCTGTAGCCGTCGTAGCCGATGTCGCTGAACTTGGCAGGGTCGGAGCATACGAACACCTCGGAGAGGTCATTGCCTCCGTTGTCGGCGGTCGGGTTGATACGGACGTTGATACCGTCAGTCCACTGCCAAATATTGCCGAACGGGTTCTCAATTCCTCGATAGCGAGGAACCCACACGTCCTGCGTGATGTCGAGGTCGGTGTCAGTCACGATGTACTCCACCTGCCCAGTGCCGTTGCCCAGCGCATCGGTGTAGCCGTTAGGGACGAACGGGAAGTTGCCGCTGAACTCACTCCAGCGCGAGGCGTTTGTTACACCCTGTCCGAGTCCGCCCTGCGAGAAGCCGTTCGAGTCTTTCTCTGCGTAGTAAGCCGCCTGGGTGTTCAGTGTAGCGTACTCAGTGACGAACAGCCAGTAGAGGGCTTTCTGTGCATCGTAGGTCATACAGTTCCACTCCGATGTGGCGGCTGCGTTGCGGTTGCGAGCGTACTTGCGGAAGTTGGTACGGCTGAGAGATGTAGCAGGGCGACCGAGCAGGGTCTTTACCAGCCCGTCCCATTCAGCGTTGTTATTGCCGCCTCGGTAGTCAACGCCCGCGTTCTTGACGGAGCATAGCTTGAGGGTGCTGCGCTCAACGGTTGCTTGGTAGGCGGAAATGTACATACGGGGAACGAGGTGGTAGCCAGCCAGCGGAAGCTCCGATATGCGCACCCTGCGCTTGTTGCCCTCAGTCTCGCACTTGCGGTAGTGGGCAGGTATCTCAACCATCACCTGACCGCGCGAGCCGTCCAGCACATTGCCCGTCCAGTCGGTCGGGTCGAGGTATTCAACCACGTTGCCGTCGTCGTCGAGCAGACAGCCTTTCATCCTGCTCTGCACGGGCAGAGACTTGTGCAGGTCTGTGTTGCCGATACGGGTACAGGTCGGAGAGGCTACCGTGATGTCGAACTCCACTCCGTAGGAGCAGTCGTCCTCAATGTAGGGCAGGAGCGAGGCGAGTGCTGCCTTTTTGCTCTCGCCGTCCTCGTCGAGGACTTCGCAGTAGAGGTTGTACGGGTTCTTTCCTGACACTTCGGGCAGGTCGCTGAGACGCTTGCCGTTCTGATACGCCTCGATAATCTGTTCGAGGATTGTTTCTTGAGTTTCTGTGAAAGCCATAAAACAATGATTTTTAGGTGTTTATAAATAAATTGTCTGTTAGTTCAGCCTGATACCGCCCGACTGGGTGAAACGCATCTGCGACCTCGTGTTGACGAGGCGCATAGTAGGTTCTTCCACGGTCACGGCTATGGTCTTGGCGATAGCGGTGTGGCAGGTAGGTATGACGTGTATTACGCTCCTTCCCTTGGCGACTATCTGCACGCGCCCGTCGGGGTTGACGGTAACAGCCTTGTTGTCGCTGAGGAAAATCACGTTCTTCAACGTACCCTCTGGCTGGAGTTCCGCCTTGATGTACACAGGCTGGATATTTCCCAGCGTCAGCCGCTCGTTGTACTTCACTGTCAGCGACGACGGTATAAGTCCTGCGAACGCCGCCAGCACATCGGAGGTAGCCTTGTTCGCTGCGGCGGTGGCGGTTTTTGCTTCGCCAGTAGCCGCCTGAGCCTCCGCCGTTGCTGTCTTGGCTGCGGCGGTGGCATTATCTGCATTCGTCGTGGCGGTCTTGGCAGCTGCTGTAGCAGCGTCTGCGTTGGTGGTTGCGATCTTGGCAGCGGCGGTGGCTGCGTCCGCGTTCTTGGTTGCCGTGTTCGCCGCCTCGGTAGCCGCGATAGCATTCTTGGTGGCGGTCTGTGTTTCACTTGTAGCGGTCTTTGCCGCCTCCGTAGCCTTGTTGGCAGCGGCGGTGGCGGTTTCAGCGTTCTTGACCGCCTCTGTCGTCTGCTCCTCGACAAATTCCAAAGACACCTTGACACTGCGGTTGTTAGCGTCAGTACCAATGGTGAACAGCCCTTTAAGCGAGGAATACAAGGGTAGCTCTGAAATCTTTATCTTCTTCATGTCTTCCGTATTTAGTTGTTAAATCTCATTGTTCCTGCACTCGTGAAGCGCATCTGCTCCCTCGTGTTCACCAGCCTCATAGACGGCGCAGTGAAGCGGTCGGGGCGAAGCTCGATTGCGTAGGTGTCGTCCTCTGTGAATACCACGATTCCGTCCTCGGAAGCCAGTACGATGTCGTCGTCGGCTATGCGGAAGTCGCGCGTGAACACCACCGTCAACGTGAACTGCAACCATATCCTTCCCGACGGCTCGAACTTGGTCACGGAACAGCTCTTGTAGTGGAACGGGAACTCACGCTCCATTTCCTCAATCCACAGGCTCCGCTCGTCTGGCTGTATGAGGTCGTGCAGCAGCGCGTCGTAGTTGTTCCACAGCTCGTCGAGCGTCTCCGCCCTCATCAGGCAGTAGAGCTTCACGTCCTTGCTCTTGAACGTCACCTGCTCGGGGTCGTAGATAGCCCCAGACTGGGAATTGATATTGCGGAGCATATTCTGCTTGACCGCAGCCGAGCGCGTTATCTCGTCATACGTCCCCTTGATGATACGCACACCGTAGCGCGAGAACGGCACGTCGTCGAACAGGTAGTCCTCGGTCTGCAGTATCGTTGTCTGAGGGGCATTGTAGCGGTAGCCGTTCAGGGGAAAGTCGTCAGCGAACTTGAGCGTCGCGTGTCCGAGGAGTTTCAGCCCCTTGAGGTTGGGCTGCTGCGTGAGACGGAGGCGGTAGGTGCGCCCTATCTCAGTGCAGACGAACGTGTGGTACGCTCCGTCGGAAAGCACGTCGATGAGGTCAAAGAAGCTGGAGAAAAGCCCTGCGACGGCGAACTTTATACTCACCTCACGGGTGTTCAGTACGGGGGCAGACAGGTCGACTTCTATGCCGTCCTCCTCCTGCCAGTCGTTCGACGTGACCGACTTCAACGGGGGCATGGCGACAAGCTCATTCCAGCCGCCGTCAATGACATAGACGCCGTACTGTCTGTACACGTCGTGTCCGTCTATGTATAAATGCCCCGTCTTCATAATATCATTGCGTTGTCCGTTGTACTACGTATCACGGTGCAGCCCTGTTCCGCTTTGACGAACACCACCGCCCATTCCGAGGCGTTGATGACAGCTTTCGCCCCGTGCATCAGTATGACCTCGTGGCGGTCGAGCTTCGAGCAGTTTACGGTAGCGGTGGTGCGCCCGATGAGAATGACCCTGCTTGGGTCGTTAATAGTGACCACCCCTGCGTCGAGGTATATGCCGTGACGCTCTGGGACAATATAGGGTTTGAACAAGCGCATTGTAGCGAGGTTCGGGAAGTGATAGCCCATACAGAACTCAATCCCCTGCGTCGTCGAGAACAGGCGCAGAACGCCCTGCACGTCCTCCGTCCCCTTGAACATTGTACACTTTCGGTATTTCTCCGCTACGTTGGGAAGCGAACGGCTCTCGCACTCCTGACGGGCTTTGTCCTTGGCTATCCTCCACTGTGCGTATAGTTGCCTGATTACTGAATCCATTTCCATATCTAATGCAGTTTTAATTGATTTTCACACCTTTTATTGTGATGTCGGCAAGGTCGTTGCGTATGTCACGCACACTTATCTCCACGACGTCCATACGGTCTGCAATACGCTGGGTGTTCTGCTCTATGCCTATCACGCATTCGAGTATGGCTGAGGAGTTAGCGACAAGCAGCTTCGTGTTCTCGTTGATAGAGTAGGTATGGCTCTGTATGGCGGTAGCGCGTCCGTTCAGCTCGTCCACACTCTCCTGCGAGGCGGTGGCTATGCCCTGCTCCGAAGCCTCACGGGTAGCGTCGGCGGTCGTAGTGAACATATTCTTCACGCTGTCGGGCAGGTTGTCCCATATCACGGCGAACTCGTCACCAACGGCGTTCAGGTCAGCGGCAAAACCTCCCATTGAGTTGATTACCGCGTCAAGCCCCTGGAACTCCCCGTCCTTGAACCACTTCTCCTTGTACTTGTTGAAGATGTCGCCAATACGTTCCTCGAGCAGCTGCTTCACCAGCATACGTTTCATCACGTCGGCGACAATCTCGTTGACCTTTTCACCCCACGCCTCGGCTGCGTCCTCGCCGTTTTGGAACGCCTCTATGAACGCGCTGCCAAGTTCATCAGCTATGTCTGCTGCGGAGCCTCCGATAATGTCCTCTACCATTTCGTTGATGATAGTGACGGCTTGCTCCCCGAGTTCCTGTATCTTCTGCTCCCACTCGTCAATCTTGCCTTGGTCGGTGTCTTTCTTGCTCTGCTCCGCGTTGATTTGCTCCTGAATGAGCAGCTGCTGCTCCGCGATATTCTTCAGCTGGTCTTTCGCGCTGTCATAGTCAGCCCCTCCGAGAGCCTTGTCAGCTGTGTAGGCGATATTGCCATACGCCTTGGCAAGCTCGTTGGACGCCTTGGTAAGCATAGCCTCGTCGCTGGACAGATTCTTGAAGATAGTCGAGAACGCGCCCCAGCTGTCGCCTACCTCAAGCCGCAACTTGTAGAACTCCATCCGCACCTGCGAAGTGACCTCGCGCAGCTTCTCCATAGCGTTGAATGAGTTCTGCTGGAGGCGCACGGCGTCTGCGTTGTCGAGTTCCCACTGTAGCTGGTCTATACGCTCCTGCAGAGCCTCAATCTCCTCCTGCTTCTTGTCGTCGGTGTTGAACAGGTTGATTATTTGCATCGCTATCTGCATGGCGGCTGATATGACCGCAAGTATCACGGAGGCTTTCTCCACGGTGGCTATTGCGGTGGCAGCTGCAGTAGCCGTACCCTGCATACCAGTAGCTGACATATTGACCAGCTGAACAATTCCGTTTATCATCGAGAGGGTCGAGGTGGCTATGCTTCCTGCGGTGCTGATGATGTCACCAGCTACGCCGCCGACCGCGTCTCCAACTTCCTCGAAAGCGTCCACGCAGTCCTCCAGCGACTCGCGCAGGTCGTTCCATTCCTCAATGCTGCGCTTGTCGGGGCTTTGGTTCTGCTTCGAAGCCTGCTTATCTACCTTGCTCTTGGCGTTGGCGACCTTGGCACGGGCGACGGCTATCTGCTGGCTGTCACCTGTGCCGCTTTTCTCCAAGTCCGCGAGTTCCTTTTCCGCCTGTTCCAGCACCTCCTGCAACTTCTCCAGCGATAGGGTCGCAATCCAGTCGCACCAAGCCTCGTATTCGGCTTCGCGCTGTGCGAACTGCTCGTCTATGGCGGTCAGGGCGTTCTGCTCCTGCAGGTTCAGTTCGTCGACGTTGCCCTGCGTCACGCCCTCACGCAGCCCGTTCTCCACCTTGCCTCCTACGTACATGTCTGCACGGCGACGGGCGTACTCCTCCTCAATCTGCGCTCGCTGCTGCTCGTAGGTCATTACATCGGCAAGCATCTTGTCGAGGGTCTTTTTATTTTCCGTCTCGCGGTATTCCTCAGCCAGCCTTGTGTACTCTTTCAACACGTCGAGCTGTCCTTGCGAGAGGTTGTCTCTCGTCACCGAGGTTTGGAGTTCAAGCCTGTGCGCGTCGCGCTCTTGGTCTGTTGCGTTCGGGTTGGCGTCCTCCCATTCGCTCTGCATCTGCTCACGGAGCGCGTCCACCATTTCAGCCTCGCGCTGCTCGTTGGCGAGCTTCATCTTCTCGTAGTTCAGTTCTACCTGCTCCGTGTATTTCTGCATTCCCTCCTCATAGCCGTTGATACGCTCCTGCCACTGGTCGAGTTCCGCTTGGCGTACCTGCTCCTTCACGCTTGCGTCGTACTCCTGCGCGGAGAGTGTGCTGTCTCGGGGGGCTTTCTTCTTTCCGCCACCAGTAGCGGTTGTGTTGGTAGTCGTTGGGTTGGTAGATGACAAGTCAACGTCCTGATAGTCCTTGAGCATTTCGTCAAGAATACCTATCTGCTCGTCGGCTTGTCGTATGCGCTCGTCTGCGAGGGCTACCTGCCCCTGCGCAACCTCGAGCTCCGCCTCGGCTGCTTTCTTCTCTCGCTCCGCCGCTTCGAGGGCAGTGCGCTCCAGCTGTGCAGTACCTTGTAGGCTCATCTGACCCTCCTGCGAGGCAAAAGCACCACGGACAAAGAAATTGTCGCTTTCGATGGTTGCTTTGTTCCACTCATCCATACGGTTGTCGTAGGCGGCTCGTTCGCTGCTCACGCGCTGGGTAGCGGTGTTCAGGTTCTCCTGCGCTGTTTCTTCGTCGCGCTTGGCCGTGCGTCGATCTATTTCGGCATTGACCTTTTGGGCAGAGTACTCCTGCCTCTTGTCCTGTAACGCACGAGCCATTGCGAGGCGGTTGAGTGCCTTGATATGCTCGTCAATGGCGGTAGTATTGTCGCGGTGCAGCCGTCCCTCGTCGTCGAGGGTAGCATGATACTCAGGTACAAGTCCCTGCATCTGCACTATGGCGCGGCGGCGGTCTTCGAGGCTTGCGGTGTTATCGTGGATAGTGTTGTTGAGTGTCTCAATGCGGTTGATTTCGTCGGACACGCTCTGCGCTGCGGAACGTTCCGCCTCTGTCACCGCGTCTTTCTTCTCTTTCAGCTTCTCCAGCTCCTGCGCCTGCTGTTCCAGCTTCTTGTTGGCAGCGTCGATGCGCTCCTGCGTCTTGTCGGTCTGCTTGGTGAACGCCACGAGTGCGGTAACTGCACCTACAATGGCAGCGGCAAGCAGTATATACGGGTTCTTCAGCGCGGTGATGTTAAACGCCTGCTGCGCTGCGGTGAGAAGTCCCAATTCCTTGCGGAACATCATCACGAGCTGTATGTTGGTTGCGAGGTTACGAGCCTGCTCTATGACCCACACGCCAATTAGGGCTGCTTTGTACGTCCCGTATGCAGATGCTATGCTCAAAAGAATGTTCAGGAACGTCTCGTAGTGTTCGATACAGTAGGTGGCAAGGCTTACAGCATCAGCGAAGACGCCCTCCGTCTGTTCTCCAATTTCGTTCAGCATACTATTCCACGCACCCTCCAAATTTGATAGCGCACCGTTGATTGTCTGGCTCTGCGCCTCAAGCATACCGTAGAACTTGCCGCCCTCGGCTGTGGCTGCGGCGAACGCCTCCTCCATCATTTGAGCCGATATTTCCCCCTTGCTCATCTCATCCCTCAGAACGGCAATACTCTTGCCTGTCCTTTCGCTGATAATCGAAAGTGGGTTGAACCCTGCGTTGACCATCTGCAGGAGGTCTTGTCCCATGAGCTTACCATTTGCCGATACCTGTGCGAATGCAAGTATCAGCGACTGGAAACGCTCTGCGTTACCCATTGAAATATCGCCTATCTGTCTCAGGATGGGCATCACCTTTTCCGCAGCCACACCGAAGCCGAGGAGCGTCTGCGCACCCTTGGCAAGCGGTTCAAGCGTCATAGGTGTTTTTACCTCGAACTCACGTATCTCACTGAACAGGCGAGTTGCTTTTTCTTCACTGCCGAGGAGCGTAGCGAACGACACTTCGAGAGCCTGTATCTCGCCGCGCACCTTGACGACCGAACTGGCAAACGACATGAGCTGCTGCACGGCAAAAGCACCTGCAATGGTCTTGCCGATGTTCTTGAACGCACGGTCTATTTCCTCGCCCTCTTGCTTGGCGGACTGGCCTATGGAGTGGAGTATGCTGCGGCTCTCGTTAGCATCTCTCCGTAGCTGGGAAGTGTCAATTCCCGCGCTGAAATTCAATCTTCCGTTGTCTGTCTGCATAATCAGTCTATTGCTTGTAAGATTTCACGCACCCTGTCGCGGTTGGCAGGGTCGTCAGCCTTGATTACTTCCTCACGCTTGCCGTCCTGCTTCCCTTGCTTGTTGTGCGACTTGTACTGCGGCAGCACTGCTCCGTACATAATCATATTCACGTAGGACAGGTCATACAGCACGTATTCGATAGGCAGGTTGTATGCCTTGACCGTGCCTGCTATGACCGCCCATATACTGTCGTTCAGTTCTCTACCACTTCCCTCGTCGGTCGGGTCAGGTTTATCTCTATCAGGAAAGTGGTAAGCCCGAAAAAATCCGCCAACTGCATTCTCTGTAGTAGCTGTGCTGTGAGGTTATGCAGATCGCGCGGCGTGAGTTCTTCGAGCAGGGTCTTGGCGAGTTCCGCCTTGTGGTCAACGGTCACTTCCTCCTCCCGTGTGCGCTTGTAACGCAGAAGCCCCCAAAACAGCCTTTTTTCGTGCGTTCTGACAACTTTCTGCACCTCGGTAAGGTGTCGTGCACCCAACAGCAGGATAGCGACAATATCGCCCAAAATACGGCACTCTCGCGCGGCGTACAGGCTGTCCTCGGCGAGGTGTTCCGTTTCGAGCTTCACCTGCGGCAGCTGCGATATGGCTTCGGACGCGAGTATGAGCGTCGCGACGCTGGGTGGATAAAACGTGTAAGTCTTGCCGCCTACCGATATTTCTTCGGGCTGCTGCAAGACTTCCTTTGATACTTTCTTCTCTACCGTTTCCATTGATAATTTGTATTAATGTTGGCGGCAATGGCGAGGCTCGAACTCGCATCAGGGGCAACCGCAAGGGGTGGGACAGCCATTTCTCCCATTACACCACACATTGCCTTGATAAAAAAGCTGTTCTCTCCTGCCGAACAGCAAAGGGGTGTCTGTTCCACACGTCATACGGCTTCCGTCAGCGGTAGGTAAGCAACAAACGGTGTTCGCGTAGGTTATTCTCCTGCTGTGTACGGCTTTACCGTCTTGCCGGTCTTCGGCTTCAGGCACTTTGCCACGTAGTGCAGCAGCTTGCCGTCGGCAGTAGTGTAGCTCTCCTCGACGCGGAGAATACAACGGTCAATCTGAATGCCCTCGCAAGAGGTGTCCTCGGGAATGACGCGCAGCGCGTGTTCTCCCGTGATTACACCGTCCAAGTCCTCGAACGGGCGTGCCTTGCCTTTCTTGACGAACAGGTCGAAAGCAAGCTCATAAGAGGCTTTCCCGTAGCGAGCGTCAACGACTTCGCCGCCCTCCTCCTGCGCAAGGGTCTCCTCCCCAGCGGTGGTGGTGAGCTGCGTGGTGTCTTTCTTCGGAGTGTCGAGGTCAGTCCATTCGGCACTTGCCCCAGGCTCTCCGTCAACAGATGTGGTGTGCTTCAGTGCGCACTTTCCCCAAGATAAAATTGCCATATTATTCCTGTATTAAATTGTTATTACTTGCTTTTTCGTTCACAGGCTCGACAATGGGTATCGCCGCGCCGTCCTCCGTCTCCAGCAGGGGCAGGTAGCCCTCGTCCTCGTCGGTGTCGGTAGCGTCAATCATCGCGTCCTGCGGTAGTAGGATAGGAGCGTCGTCGTCACCTCCAGCGTAGTACTCGTAGCCGAGTCTCACGACCACGAAGTGCTGTCTGATGTCGGCTTCCTCCTCTGTGTAGATGGTCTGTCGCAAGTGGAACTTGTAGCAGGACACCTCGCAGGTGAGGCTGTCAACCCACTCCTGCGCAAGCCGCTCGACCTGCTGGGTGCGCTCCACGTCCTCCACCATTACGCCGTTGTGCCACGGGTCGATGTCGGGAACGTAGATGTTCACCGTGACGACGCCCGTCTCTATCTCGTCGGGAACGCCCGTGGTGAATATCACCACCGCGTCCTCCTTGCGGCTGTCACGGGGGCGCAAGCCCTCGCGGTACACCTCGCCCGTTATCTGCGTGTACAGAACGCTGTCACGAAGCAGGCGGTAGATGTCGCCCTGAACTTGTTTTGAGGTCTTTGCCATAGTCCTTACTTCTTGGTGTTGCTATTCAGTCCCAGCTGCCTGACCATCATCGGCAAAACACGCTCTGCGAGCTGTTCGGCACTGTCGAGAACGTCGCGTCCCTTGGCTGACACGTAGGCTGCGTACTTCATACCAGCCACTACTACCAGCACATAGCCTTTCGGGTACTTGCGGGCGAGTTCGGCGGCGAACGCCTTGCCGCTGTTGCTGCCCTCCGTTCCTCCCGATATGGGTTCGAACTTGGACTGCCGTACCACCTTGCCGTCGCGGACAACGACGTAGCCCGTCGAGCTACGGAGGTTGTGCGTTCGGTCGGTGTAACCGCTGCTGGCGCGAGCCGCGTTGACGCACATCTCGCCGACGTAGTTCAAGTTGTACTCGATGACAGCGAGCTGTCGTTCGAGCTGTTGCTTGATGTAGGCTTCAATCCTGCCCTGCGGTGTGGTTTGCTTGATTGGCATGTCTGATAGTTATTTTCTTCAAATTTCAACGAGAGCGCATCTTCTTCGAGCGGTTGAGTAATTTATTGCCCAAGGTCGTTAAAGTCGCTCTCGCACAAATTCTCGCGTTTTCACATTGTCAGCCTGATTTGGCATACGGCTTCCAGCGGTTCGGCGTACATCAGCGAGAACTCTCCGAGGTCTTGCCCGTCGAGGGTGCGCAGCCTCACCTGCTCCGCGTCGAACGGCTGCTCGTCAATGAGCACCACGTAGGACGCTATGGTGAAGTGTTCGCCGTTAGTTCGACCGAGGCGGTCGTTCCTGTTCGGTAGCCACTGGCACGGGATAGGCTCACCCCACTGCTCGTCGCCCTTTACTGGGAAGCCCGTCTGAGGGTCTATGCCGCCCCCTGTCTTGGTCTTGACCTCGATAGTTCCGTTCTGAATAATCATAGCCTGCTTCCTTTGTAGCCGTACACGGGCTTGTTCTGCAGTGCCTCCTCCTCGTCCATGAACTGGTCTTGCAGCGCACGTGCGCGGTTGCGCAGTTGTATCCGCTGCTCGTCCGTGAATGAGTAGGACTGCCCACCTTGCGTGATGTCGGGGGCGAACGAAAGCCAAAGCAGGAGAGCCGCAAGAGCAAGGTTGAACGCCCTGCCCTGTAGAACCTCCTGCGTCGCTTCGCCGTCGAGCGCAAGCCCCCACCGCTCCGCTACCTCATCGAGGGTTCGTTGCGGTATGGGGTACATGCTAACACCCCTCAAACTGTCAAGTATTGTTGCAGCCATAGCTCGTCAGGCGGTTATTCGGTTACTCTTTCTCTGTCTTGTCTGCTTCAAGCACGTAGATACCGTCCGCGCCGTCGATAACGGGGATGCAGAGTGCCTGAGCTGCGGTAAACTCCTCAAGGGGGTCTGTCTTGGAGTACTTGGACACCAAGATATGGCTACCCGATTTCTGATAGTTCACAGCGGCGACAGGGTTGGTCTCCTCTGCCAGTGTGCCGTACACGAGGCGACCGACTACGGTGTCAGGAGTGCCGACGATGTTTGCCTCTGCCCAAGGCGATACGCTCTCCTTAGAGCCGTCCTGCTTCTCAACCTTGAATACGCTGTCCACAACATGGAAAGTGGCACCGTACTCGTCGCTGAGGGCGTCGAGGAACGTGCGGCGACCTGGCACGGGGAGCAGGGTCTTGTCAGTGATGACGTGGTTGAGATAGGTGGCTGCGAGGAGCTTGCCTTGTTCGCTGTGTCGGAACAGGTCGAAATACTTCTTCGATAGGTACACGTGGAGAATGCTGTTGCCGTCGGCGGAAGCCTTGTCGAACAGCTGCTGCACGTCGTCCTGCGGAACGTAGCCAGTAGTTCCCCACGGCTGCGCGGTTGCGACGAAGATGTTCTCGTCCTTGTAGCCGAAGTTCGCGCGGATACCCGTTCCCTGATTGCCTGCGTCCTCCGAGCCGTCCGCCACGAGGACGGAGCCAGTGGACAGGGCAGTGAGGAACATGATTTCCTTGCGCACCTCCACAGCCTTGATAGCCTTTACAGAGTCGTCGAATACCTTACTGGCAATGGTAGCCTCGTCCGCGCCCTTGGCAATCATAGTGTTGATGTCGGAAATGTCTTTCTCGCCCTTGCGGAACTTCACTCCGATTTTAGGTATCAAGCCAGTCGCCTTGCTGATAGTGCTGCGGCTCTTGAGAGGCAGCGAGGAGTCCATTGACACCACGTCAGCGGCGACAATAGAGTGGTTGATTTCCGTAGCTCCCCAGTTCAGGTCGGCGGAGTATTCCTCCGTCAGCATGGTTTTATGGAGCAGGGTCTGCTCGGTCGACTTGCCGTTGAATTTCTCAGTAATCTTGGTGATTACTGGACGGAAGTACTTGTCGATGTACTCCAAGAATAAACTTGCATTCATATCTGCTGATGTTTACTTTGGTTACTGATTAGAAAAGAAATTGGATATTGGGCAGTCCAGCCTTGATTTCCTCCGTAACTGGGTACGGGGAGGCAGCTGCGTTGACCTGTCCCATAGTCACGATAGCGGCACGTGGGTCTTTCTTGAGCACTGATACTTTCAGCACTCCGAGGTAAGACTTGCCCTCATCGAGGGTGTCATAAGCATTTCCAGTCACGCCGAGTGGCGAAACAGCCTTGGTTGTGTCGTCCTGCACGAGGATATGACCAGCCCGAATGACGTTCACGTCTGCGGCTACTCCCGACACGTCCAGCGTTCTACCGCCTGGAATGTCAGCCAGTGCTTTCACGATAACGACGGAGTCCTTGCCGCCGTCGATAAGGATTTGCTCCTTGTTCAATTCTGCAGTAGGCATAGTTGAAATCGAATTTTGGGTGAAACATTAAGTTGATTAGATGTTCAGCCTTTCAGCCACGGCTGCTGCCTCCTCCTCGGTCGCCTCTTGCGCTGCTCCCGACTGGTGGGTTGCGGCAGTGCCCTTGCCTCCATTGCCGAGCGGTCTGCCCAATACAGCACCGCGTGCGGATGTTTCCGAAACAATCGCCTCCACTTCTGCATTGGCTTCATCGAGCAGCGTCTTGAACTCATCGTCGGTGAGGGTGTCAACGCTGATACGGCTGTAGCCCTTGCGGAATTTTTCAGGCAGCTTGTCGATTACCGCTCCGAACTGCTGCTTGCGCGTTTCCGTCACACGTCCCTGTTTGAAGTTGGCGATTTCGTCGTGCAGAGGCTTCACGGCAGCAGCCACTGCGGCTGCTATGGTCTTTGCAAGGTCGTCGCCCCCTTGATTGGGGTCGGGCTTCGGGTCGGGTTCGGGTTCAGGTGCGCCCCCATCCACCTTCTTGCCGTCCTTCAGTCCGTGCTTCTTCTCGTAGTTGGAAACAGCGGTCTGAGTGGCTTCGGTAGCACGGCTGTCGCCGTAGCTTTCCAACACCTGCTGAAATGTTACCCCGTCAACGGCGGTCTTAACCTGTTCAGCGGTCGTGACAGTCTTCGCCAGCTTGTCGGCTATCCTGCCCAAGATTGTTGCGCTCACCCCTGCGAATTTAGTTGTCAGCGCGTCCAAGATTTCCTTTCTCATATCGATATTTGAATTAAACTGTTGCTGTTATTTGCAAAAGTACAACAATTTCCCTGATGTGATTACAATAAAAGCACAAAATCTGCAAAAAAATTTGCTTATAAGATGTTAAGAGCCTGCCAATTAGGGTCATTTTTCAAGCCGCTTTCCGAGTCGGTCGGAAAAAGAAAAATAAACTTTTCAGTAATTTTTTTCGGAAAAAATTTGGTAGATTGAAAAAAACACACGAACTTCGCGGTGTGATTACTTGATAATCACTTTTACGAACCTCAAAAATGACGGAAAAATGAAAAAGATGACATTGAACTACAGCACCCGTGAAATCAACCGCAATTTCAAGATTAAAATCTACGGAATGGTTGACGGCAAGAAAGTGAATACCCTCGTAGGAGTGAGCGGTCTTGTTCGTATGCTGGACGGTGCGATTGGCCTCATCAACCGCCTCCTCGAACGCGCTTTCCGCGGTATGGGTGACAAGGTGGAATGTAAGCTCCGCCGTGGTATCAAGGTGTCTTTCTACGCATGCTAAACAACCAAATAACATTCATACATGAAACCAGAAGAAATCATAATCGGATGCCGATACAGCATTTCAGGAGACTTGCAGAACGGCTCGTTTGTCACCCATGATGAGGTGACAAGGAAAGTGACCAGAGTAACCGACAAACACGTCATCTGCGAATGCGGGAGGCGGTTCATCATCAACGACAATCTCAAAATCAAGAAGTTTAATTTTTAATATTTCAAAATTATGGCAACAACAGCAGCAATTGACCTTCAGCAAGGTCTGAACCAAGTGGTAATGAACAAAGTGCAGTCAATGATTGACGGCAAGGCAACAGGCGTGCAGGCAACTATGGAACGCCTCGTGAACGAGGGCAAGATTGCCCAGGACTACATCGCCCCTCTCGGCGTGAACCTCCGTGCGAAGCAGCACGACCCCGTGATTACTTTCAACGGTGAGAACGGGCTGATGATGAACATGCCCGACGGTCAGTTCTCCCTCCACGCCAATGCGGTGGGACAGCTCGCCGACCGTATGGGCGTTCCCCAGCGATACCTCCGCACTCTCGCAGGCGGTGAGGAGTGGCAGGTACTCCTCGCGGCGCAGATACTCAACGAGCACAGCGGATGGACGCAGCGCAGCCGTGTACTGGTGCGCACCGTCGGCAAGCAGGTGAGAGGCGTTCTCTCCGACAGCTACCGCCGCCTGAACTCCGTCGAGATACTGACCGCTTTCGTAGAGGAAGCCTCCAACCAAGGAGCGGTTATCAGTGACGCATACATGAACGACACCAAGGTGTGGGCTGAGACTATCCTGCCGCAGCCTATCGTAGTGCCCACCAAGAACAACGGCGACGTGGTTATCTTCGCAGGCGCACGCTTCTCGACCTCGGACTACGGCGACGGCGCAGTGGATATGAGGGCGTTCCTGCTCAACGGAGCCTGCCTGAACGGTATGGTGCGCGAGAGCGTCATGCGTCAGATGCACCTCGGAGCGAAGCTCCCCGACAGCCTCGCCCTCAGCCAGCAGACCTACGAGCTTGACACGCAGACCACCGTATCAGCCGTGCGCGACCTAACCCGTGGGCTGTTCCTCCCCGAGAACATCAAGGAGAAAGCCTACGAGATACAGGGCGCGTCAGAGATGGAGGTGGACTTGGAGAAAGAAGTCAAGAAGCTGACCTCAAACGGCTCGCTGCTCAAAGCAGAGGGGCAGGAGGTCGAGAAGCTCCTGATGAAGAACGACCCCAACGACGGCGTACAGGGAGGCTCGACGCTGTGGAAGCTCACGCAGGCTATTACAGCTCACGCTCGTACCCTCACGCCCGAGCGCAGCCGAGAGCTACACGAAATCTCTGGCGCACTGTTGAGCCGAGTAAAACTGAACGCATAAATATTAACCGCCCGCCATACGCCCGTGAAAACGGAGTGTGGCGGGCATAACATTCAACCATTTATGGCACAAGACTTCGAGTTTATAGAGGACACAAACAATTATGGGGTTCTTGATTACAAAAACGCCCATACGTTGGGGCGATATCGAGAGCTTTGCAATGAACGCAGCAAAGTCGATGTAACAAAATACGATTGCTTCTTTGCTTTTTCAAACGAGCAATTTGCAAGGGGGCTTAAATCAATCCGCCCGTTACGGGAGGGCGAGAAACTCGTATCAATAGGGGCAGGCGGATATGGAACAAAAGATGGGGCAAAACGCCTGTTTGAGTTCTATGACACTATCAACGACAAAATTCGGTCCGAGTGCAACCCGCAGGAGGTTTACGTCTATGAGTATAACGACCATGAGTGCTGTTTGGATTGGGACGGGGACTTGAACGCTATCCGAATAATATCCGTCATTTGGGGCGATGATGTTGCCAGAACAATTAAACGGAAAAGAGGGTTCTGCGACATCGAGAAATTGTTTGGTTCAAATAACGGATAAATAACAATATGCGTCAGGTGATGTTTATACGGTCGTATTCGCTCGTATGTTCCGCATGCGACACTATACGGGTGAATACGACACTATACGAAACATACGAGAAGATACTGTTACTGATACTATAACTATAACTGTTACTGTAACTGATACTGGGAATAGTATAACCAACTAACGTTGCTTATACATGGATTCATTAAATAAACCCCCTATAATCCCCCTTTGGGGGACTGGCGCCTCCACTACAAGGGTGGGGCGATAGGAAAAACCAATAGCGATATGGCAAAAAAGCGATTCAAAATCAGAGCAAGGCTGGTGTTCAGCGGCGAAGTGGTGATAGCCGCCGCGACACGGCAGGAGGCAGAGGCGATTGCGGAGAAAGGTCTGCACGCGCTGCTGGGCAAGGTCGAGGCTGACCCGACCGCGCAGGAACGTATAACCGACTGGGAGTTCGGCACTCACGCCGAGGTCTCCGTGAACAGAAAGGAGGGCAAGTGATATGGCTGCTTTCGCTTGTGTTCAAGACATTTACCGCTGCGACCAGTGCAAGAGCGCGGCGGACATTCACGGACGGGGCTGCGCCCACGGGCTGATGTTCCCCGTCCTGCTCGTGATGGCTAACCAAACAAAATGCCCCAACTACGAGTTCGACCCCCGAAAGGTCGATGAGCAGTGGCGGCGCAGAGAGGAGGAACAGCGCAATGGATAGGCAGGAGACAATCATTCGGGTGTCTTTCCACGAGGCTCCGCTGGCTCACCAGCCGCAGCGCAGGGACTTCTATTTCGGCTGCTTGTCGGCTATCTACGAGGTGTTCACGCCCGAGCAGGTCGGCTGCAAGGTGCAGAACCTGTGGAACGCCAACATCAGGGTCGGCAGTCCGTATGTGAACAGGCTGTGCGTTATCAGCCGCGAGCCGTTTGTCCGAAAAACGCGAGAAAAGCCCTCTCGCGCATCCGACAAGTTCGGGCAATAAATTACTCAACGGGAGCGTAAAAGTCCGTTCTCGTTGATTTTTGATAAAAATAACTGGTAATTTTGCATCAAAACTACTTCGAGTATGGCACAGACAGAGTTCTACAAGAAAAACGAAGCCGACAGGGTGTGGTGGGTCGATGACCCCGAACACATCGGACAGCTCCGCTTCTCGTTCGACAGGCGGAAAGTGTATAACCTTTTCGCGGACTATCCGCACAAGCTCACGCAGGAGGAACGGCGCATCTTCGACGCGGAAAACCCCTACTGGGTGGAGTTCTTCAGGGACAGGGTGTAATGCCTTACTTGGCACTCCCTCCCTTGCCTTTCATCTGCTTGCTGGCTGCGGTATTGACATAACCCAGCATAGCCCTCAAATCCGATATTTCCTTGAACTTGTCAAGCTCAATCAGGAACGTACTCGATGTATATTGGGTACGTTTTCTTGCGCCAAATCGGTGCTTCAGCACGTCATTGTTGAGCTTTTTGTAGCCGTTGTCGGTGGCTGACTGCAATTCGAGGTACTCGTAGCCGCTCGCAGTCTTCCTCACGACGGCGGCGTGACCTCCCGTGATAAGAATGTACTCCTTGCCCTCGGACATCGTCGCCAGCAGCTTGTTGGACAGGGCGAAGTCGTTCTTGCCCACCTCCTTGACACCGCCCACTGCGTCATTTATCTTGTCCCAAGTGGTACGCTGGGAGAACGTAGTCTGGCTCTGCCCTCCTCGGAAGTCCCGTACCGACAATCCGCACCTGTTTCCAACGAAAGCGAGGCACAGCGAGGCGCACGAGCCAGCGGTATTGTCGCCTCCTCCCACGCGCTTGACGATAGAGTCCAGCGTAGCCTCTCCCGACAGAGAGCGCACAGGAACACGGGCAATCCCGACGGCTTTCAGTCCCTTGATAAGCTCCTCGAACTTCGCCTGCTTATGCACGTTGGCGACGGGGGTAACGTACTTGCCGTTGTCGCGCAGGAAGTACGGCAGCGACTTCGCCCGTGCCATGCGGTCGCGGTTGTCCTCCACCCACTTCTTGAACTCCTGCGGCACGTCCTCCACGCGGTTGACGCTGTTGCCGTCCAGCGGCTCGCCTGCCATGATACGGGCGTTGTCGGCGAACACCTCCTCGGGAGTTTTCAGTATCGAGAACGTGGTGCAGCGGCACAGCGGATGCCAGCCCGTGAACTTGAAGTCCTTGGGATAGCAGCCCTTGCCCTTGGTGGCGTTACTCCCGAGAGGTGCGCTCAACTCGTCGCAGATGTCGTAGAACGGCACGCCATTCAGGGTGTGGTTGTTCGACAGCTCGATGCGTATTCCCACGACGAAGTCCAGCTGCTGGTAGCGTTCATAGTCGCTCGTGCGGTAGGCGATGTTGGTCTCGGTGGCGGCGAGCCGTCGGGCGTTCTTGTAGCTGGAGCGGTACACGCCCCTGCCTGGGTGGTAGGCTTTCGCCGCCTTGGACAGATGCAGGTTGCCGTACTTGTCTCTGACCCTGCGGAACAGCTTGTGCGGTTCGTGCAGGTAGGAGCGCAGCCGTCGGCTCAGCTCGTCAGCGTCCAGCCCCTCGCCCAGCCCTATGTCAATGCCCATCTCTATCTCATCCTTGAACTGGTCGGAGTACCGCCACACGCGGTCGGAGAGGTTCAGCCCGTTCTCGCGCCTTGTCTTGAACGCCTCCTGCGCCTCCGCGTTGTTGGTGTAGTACCTCCGCTGCTGTTCGGGGGAAAGCTCCGAGACATTCACGCCGAAGTATTCGTCCACCAGTGCGTCGTTCTTGTCGTTCCCGAGCTTCCATCCGAGGTCTATACCGTCGAGGACTACCGTCTGCACTCCGTTGCGCATATCACGCAGGAGGCGGTCAACACGCTGCTTGGTCATAGGGTAGTCGTCGAATGAGAACGGCTTTTCCCCGTCAACGGACACAACGGAGGCTATCAGCGCAGCCTCGCGCGAGAGTTCCTTGAACAGCTCGTCGATAGCTCGCTGAACAGCCGCCATGTTGCGCTTGTTACGGGCGTCCCACTTATTCGACCTTGGTGCCATTGGTAGCGCGTTTTTCGAAGCGTTCGCACTGTGGGTCTTTCAGGAACTTGCAGAATTTGCCGTTCTTGGACTTGTCATCGTAGGGGCAGCGGCAGAGTATCAGCGAGCCGTCGTAGGCTCTTCCGCTCCAGTCGTAGGAGTACACGCAGTCACGGCAGGTGTACTGGGGCTTCTGAGGCTCTTTCTTGCGCCTCGCAGCCGAGGTTGATGTCTTTCTTGTAGCCATAGTAGTTATTGTTTATATGGTTGGTTCAAATGCGTCCAGTGCCTCGTCCTCCGCTATCTCCTGCAGGGTCTTGTCAACGTCGGTAGAGTGACCGTACATTTCGATACTCTCGCGGTGGCTGATGAGCGGCTTGCCCCCGTTAGCGGTGGTGAGGTTAGTGATAGTGTCTTTCTCGTCCGTGATAGTGAACGGCGTGATGACGTTCTCAACGGGGAGGGCGTCGATGTCGTCGTGGTATGAGGTAGGGAGCGAAGCCTTGACAAACGCCTTGACCACGTTCACCTCGCGGTCGTAGAACTCAATGAGCCTGCCGCTCTCGTCTTTGACTTTCAGCTGGGCGTCGATGAACAGCTGCTTGCGGCTCTCACCGCTCATAGGGTTGGACTTCATACTCTCATAGCTCCAGTCGGGGAGCTGCAACTGGGTGAAGAATGACTGGCGAAGCTCCGCCACGTAGAACTTGAGGTTCTCAACCGCCTGCTGCCAAGTGACGTACTGCGCCGTACTGCCTTTCGGGTACTGCATGATTGAGCGGAACTCACGGTCTTGGCTCTGCTCATCGCCGTACTGTATCTGCTCGTCGGCGAACACGATGAACACGGGCTTGGAGTTCTTGCGGAGGTAGTTACCGTTGCGGCTCAACGCCCACTCAATCTCGAACACGATACGGCTGGTGTCCTCCCAAATGGGGGTCGGTCGGAACGTGTACACGGCAGGTATCTTGCCGAGGGCGTTCACCTCGTCCTCCATTACCTCCCAGCCGCTGTTACGTTCGTTGCTCCACTTGATGTGGCGGTCTGCTGTGTAGGCGTCGAAGTAGGAGACGGTCTTGCCGAGCTTCTTCCGTGTGTAGCCCACGGACAGGGCTATCATATCCCCGTACTCGTCGAAGAGGGGGTACAGCTCGTCACCCAGCATTGGGGAGAAATTTCGGCAGCGCATCTTCAGGGGCGAGTTGAAGCCGTAGATGTTGTTTCGCTCCTCGACGGCGTACCATAGGGTCATCACCTCGCACCCAGCGAAAAGCATGTTGCACCGCTCGATGTTCACGCTGTCGATGCGGTTGCGCTCGTAGATTTTCTCAATGTACGCCGCCACCTCCTTCTGCCGCTCGTTCTCTGGCTTGTACACGCGGCGGACGGGAATGCCAGTAATCAGCTCGGTCATACGCTTTGTAGCGAGCTGCTGGAGGTTGCAGGTGATGCGCGTCACAAGTTCCACCGTGCCGTCGTCGTTGGTGATGTCGGGGTACTGCGCCTTGCACATTACGGGGTGCTTGCGCGGGTCATACTCGTGTAGCAGTCCGCGCCTGCCTCCCCACGAGGGGACAATGACGGACTTGTCTTTTAGGGCTGCTATCATAGCTGCTGGTGTCAGCCCTGAATTGAGGATTTCGTCTATAGTCATACTGTAGAAATTATTGGGTTGAACAATCAATACACTTGTCGCGACAGACGCTTGCGGTCTATAGGCTTGAACGGGTTGCTGATATGGTAGTCCACCGCGTAGCATAGGAGGTCAACGAACTCGTCGTGAGGCTTTGACGGGAAGCCGCAAATTTCGTCCACGAACGCCTCGTTCCACGCTCCGTCAACAAGTATTACACGACCGCTCTCAACCGTTGGCGAGGCGGCAAATAAACGTGTTTCCTTGCTGTCTTTCGGGGACTTCGTACACACCACGTTGAACGGGGTGTTCTCTTTCAGCTGGTCTATCACGGAAAGCCCGTTCGCCTTTGGCTCAATGCGGATTGAGCTGCTGGCTGAGTAGCCGTGCTCCGTGACATACGGAGGTATGAAGCGCAGCAGGTCGGGGAACTTCATATTGACCTTGTGGGCGTGGGTCACGTAGAGGTCGCCTCCTATCTTGCAGGTGGCTATAATGCCCGTCGGGTCGTTGCTGGTCTTGTCCGTGTAGGCGGTGTCGAGGAAGAACACCACAGGCTCGCTGCTGTGTATGCGCTTGAAATCGTGAGGAGAAACATGCTTGAACCAGTCGCGCTTGACGATGTTACCTCCTGCGACGGTAGGTCGCTGCTGGTACAGGGCTGCGAACGTCCTCGGGCTGCGCTGCTCTGTGGCGGTGAGCCGTTCGAGGGAGTGTCGCTCCTCCCATAGTGCCTCTCCTACCTCACGGGGGTCTTCGGGCAGGGTGAGGTCTTCCCGTATGGCAGGTATTCGTATAACAGTCCATTTATCCGCCTCCCTGTCGAGGAGCCGTCCTGCCAAGTCGTCCTCATGCCAGCGCGTCATAATGAGTATCTGCTTGCTCTTGTTGTGCAGACGGGTGAGGAACACGTCTGTGTACCAGTCCCAGTTGCGGTCGCGGTAGGTCTGCGAGCCAGCCTCTATAGCGTCCTTGACGGGGTCGTCGATGATACCCAAGTCCACGGGCGTACCAGTGAGCGAGCCGCCCACGCCGACAGCCTTGTAGAAGCCGCCGAAGCCCACTGTCTCGAACAAGTCCACGTTGCGCAGCCAGCCCCTGCGCGCGTCGTTCTTCACGTTGCTGTTGTTCAGGTACGTGTTCGGGAATACGGAGGCATACTCGGGGCTGTCTATAGTGCGCTGAATGGAACGGGAGAACTGCTGGGCGAGGTCTGCGGAATACGAGCTTCCAACAATCTTCATCAGGGGGTTGCGCCCCAGTACCCAAGCAGGGAACTTGCGGCTGACTATCTCGCTCTTCCCGTGCTGGGGAGGCACGAACAGCATGAGACGGTCAGTACCCAGCGTCCCCTCGATGAGCTGCTGGCACTTCTCCGCGATGAGCGTATGAAACCACTGACGGCTGTACGAGGGCATGGTGTAGTCGAGAAACACGGGGAAACGCTCCGCCGCGCTCCTCCTGTGCAACTCCCTTTCCAGTTCCAATTCTCGCATTGCCATATCGTAGTCCATAGTTCGTTCATCAACTGTTCCTGCTTGACCGTATTCTCTCAATCTCGGCTTGTATCTCCTCCTCTGTCATCTTCTCGGCAGGTATCAGCGGCGTGCCGTCCTTGCCCGTGACCTCGGTCTTGGTAGCGGCGTATAGCCCGAGGAGCTTGCGCCTCTCCGAGAGCTGCTGACGTATCTCCGCAATGTATCGTGGGTCTCCAAGCCCCACCACGTTCTCTGTGGTGTTCTCTCGCTTGACGGTCTGTATCTCGGACTGGTCTCCGACGGGCTGACCGTTGCCGTCCGTGACGGGTACGGGAACGCCGACGCGCTTGTTGTACTCACGCACCCAGTTCTCCTTGCTCTTGTCCCACTGCTCCCATAGCTCGCACACCGCGTCGTCGATACGCTCCAGCTCCAGCTGCAGACGCTGGTCAACGTCATTGATACGGAGGCTGCGCCACTCGTCGAGAAGGTCTTGAATGTCCCTCCAAATGGTACGGGTAGAGCAGGTTGTGTTCATACGGCTGCTCACCTCCGCCGCTATCTTCCTTATGCTCCAGCCTCGCTTGTACAGGTCGGCTACTATCAGCATCCGCCCCTGCTTGATATGGTTTCGTCTTGATGTGTTGCTCATAACGTTCTCTCCTTGTTGTAGGTGTAGATGATATTCCCGTTCTCGTCCTTGCCCGATGGCTGCATGACGCCCTCGAACATCTTGTACGGGCTTTGTCCTGCCTGCGGATTGTTCCACAGCCATCGCATATACTCCGCCATGCTCATTCCGTAGAACTGGGCGCGTTTCTCGGAGCTATTTGCGTTGAAGCCGACAGCGCGTCCCCAGTCGTACTTGTGCAGGCTCTCGATGTCCGCCTTGATGTCGTCCCAGCACACAGATCCTTTCGCCTTGGCTATCTGCAGAGCCTCGCAGAACTGCCCCCTGGAGTAGTTCCAGTCGGCAGGTAAGCCGCAGCACGAACCGTTGCAGCACAGCTCCTTGAAATGAGCGTCGGACACGTAGAAGCGCATACCCAGCTCCTTGCAGAGGGCTTGCATGTTGCGTATGAAAGGTGCTTTCACCTTGCGGTTGAGCCGCAGGTAGCCCTGCGAGACGCTATACTTGACATAGAACTGCATCAGGTCGAAGCCGCACAGCTCGTTGAACACTGGCATCCACTCCTTGAGAGTCTGCGACCGCCGCTCCACGCAAAAGAACTCCGTCGAGAGAGCCGTTGCGCCCCTGTTGCCAGCCTCCCGTATCAGGTCGAGGTAGGTTGGGGTCGATACGCCGATGATGAATGGACGCAGGCGCAGGGTAGCCCCTCCTGCGTCAGCCTCCGCTATGCGCTCTATAGCCTCCAGCCGAGCCAGCGGCGAGGGAACGCCGCGTTCTATGCGTCGCGCTTTCGCCTCGTCGAGGGTGATGATAGAGAACTTGAAGTTCCAGTTCTTCTGTCCCCGTACCAGCTCCATATAGCGTTCGTCCTGCGTCCACCACGTCGCCTTGGTAGAGAAGCACAGAGGGTAGTCTATCTCCTTGAAGAAGCGCAGTAGATCGAGGGTCACTCCGTACTTGCGCTCGAAGCCGTCGAACTGGTCACTCAGTCCGCCCCACTGCATCACGCGACGTTGCTTGATGTATTCCGCAAACTGTCCTGCGTGCTCGTCTGGATTCAGGAACATCTGCTTGATTTTCTTCACGTTCACGGGGTTTACCTCCTTGGCAAGGTAGTGTTCTTTCGCGCCACCGATACCGCGCTGGTACTGGGAGAAGCAGTAGATGCAGCCGAACGAGCAATTGCTGTAGGTGTCGAACGTCATCGGCATAGAGCAGTCGGCTATCTCCGCAGTCCATCTTGGTGATTGATAATATGCCATAGTTGTATGATTATATGATTGTTATCTCCATTTCGTAATCGCTTCCTTTCACGTCCACAATCCTTGCCCCGAGGTGTTGCCAAAAGCCATGAGCGTCCTCGTTCATAGGGGTGCGGAACGTGAGCTTGTACAGCCCGTTCTGCTTCATACGGGCGAGCAGGTCGAAAAGCACCTTGCGCCCCATTCCCGTGCCTTGATATTCCGTGCGGACGGCTATCTCAATGAGGCGGACGTGGTCGCGGCAGCGGTTGGCGTAGTAGAACGCGACGGGCGTATCACCCTTGCTCCACACCTTGCTCCACACCTTGCCTCCAGTAACGTAGTCCAGCCTGCGGAAGTAGTTGTACGACTGCTTCGCCACGGGCGAGCCGCAGTTGTAGCAGATGTCCTTCACGGCGGTGTCGTTGTAGTCACTTGTCGTCATTGCAGTACTCCTCCTTTCCTATAGCTTTCAGTATGGCGGTCAGTTCCTCCTCTATGGTTGTCTGAGCCGTGTTGAACTGCAGAACCTTGACCCCGATAGACTGCCACTTGCGAGCAGCTACCATAGCCTGCCTCTGCTTGGTTATTATCTTGGGGAAATTGCGCTTCCCGTTGCCGTACTTGCCGTTGCTGCGGCTCGTCAGGCGGTCGTATATTGTCTTGCTGTCCGTCCACAGGCTCACCAGCAGGTGGCGGTCTGCCTTGAACATTGCGTTGGTGAGGTTCAGCCCGAACGTGTTCATGAAGCTGCCCTCGCAGATGATAGTGTCGGCGTTCTTTAGCCCCTCCTCCACGACGGCGGCGAGGCGTGATGTGCAACTCGCCCCGTTCTCGTTGGTGATGCGGTCAACGCCTCCGAAACGTGTAACGCCGTATTTCCCTGCGAGGCACACGCTCCCCTCTACGCAGTAGGTCACGTCGTTGGTGATGCGGTCAACGCCTCCGAAACGCTCGATGAGTGCCCACGCGAGAGCCGACTTTCCGACGGCATTTGTGCCAGTTATGAATATGCAGGTTTTCATTGCTTGTACTCGTTCAAAAATCGTTTGTCATACGTCTCAGCCCTGAACTGCCAAAGGGGTAGCCACGACACGCCGCCGCCAGCCCGTTTGCCCGTCGAGGACTGCAATTTCACTATCTCCCTGCGCATACGCTCGATGTAGTAGCCGACCCAGCGGCTACCCCGTAGAACGTGCTTCTTGTAGGCGCAGAGGGTTGTTTCCACGCTCCACAGAGTCTTGTGCCTCGGGTTGATAGGCAGCTCCTGAATACGGTTCACGATGTAGCGCAGTCCGCTGTTCAGTACGGCTATGGTATCTTCGGGCAGGGTCTTTCCCGTGCGCCCAGTGTACGCCTCGTTCTCCAGCCCGAGGGCGAACACAAGCCCGTTGCGGCTGCTCTCCGCCTCCCGTATGTCGAACTGCACCCCGACGGGAATACCCCCGATGTTGTACAGCAGCTCCGAGTAGAGGAACATTGTAAAACGCCCGAATTGCGCCACGTCGAAGCGGTCGAGCAGCAGGGCGTACCTTTCCGTAGGCGTTTGTCCCTCCGCCAAGAGGTTGTGCAGGGCTACCGCTTGCAGGTCGCTCCCTCCGCTCCACTGCCGTATGTGCTGGCGGTAGCTCTCGAACACGCCCACGAACTGGTTGCGGCTACGCACCCAAGCGCGGTCTGTCTGAAAGATGAGCTTGTCGCGGTTTGCAGCCCACCACCGCTCCAGCCTCGGCACGTCCACCGTCTGATAGTCGGGGAACTCGTTGTACATGAAGTACGTCGTCGGGACGCAGTAGTTGGTGCTGAACAGGAAGCACAGCCACAGCCGCTGCTCCTCATTCAGCTCGTAGCGGTCGCACAGATAGCGTATCGCCTCTATCTGAGGGTCTATGTCGAGCGCGCGGCTGCTGTCCACGTGGTAGCGTATGTAGTCTGCAATCCTGTTCATAGCTTCATAATCTTGTACGGGGTCACGGGAACGCCCGAGAGGGTGTCTAATTTTGCGCGAGAGGCAATATCGCGGGTCGAGGCAATAAAGTACCCAGCCGAGGTGTTGAAAGCCCACAGAGGGCGTTTCTCGTTGCGCAGAGCGTACATATACGGCGAGCCGTCATACTGCACTCCGAGGACTATGCCTGCGAACGAGGCTCCCGTCTCCCTGCCGATGCGTCGGAACGGGTCGCCAGCGAGAGCGTCGAGCAGTACCAGCTCCCCGTCGTTCTCCGTCCGCAGGGTGTAGCCGCTGCGCTCCTCCATTTCCTCCTTTGTCCCCATATCCACCGTGCCGTTGAATACGAGGGCGACGCCCTTGTCTGCGTACACGATAGGCTGGTTGTTCTCAGGAACGAGGTAGTCGCCGCTGGTGCAGTAGCGGTTGTGGAAGATGATGCGTTCGGGCAGGGGGTCGGGGATAGCGTCCGTTACGGCTGCATACGACACACTACGAACGTATCGCAAGCGTCCGCCCGTATCAATCCAAGCAGCCCCGAAAGCGTGAACGCCCCGTATGCAGGATTGTTTGCAGAGAGCCACGAACTGCGCCCGTGACCCTCCCTTGCCCGAGAAGCCGACCACTCCGCACATTGCGCGTCAGCCCTCCTCCGCTGTGTCTGACGGCAGCAGCTCGTCGATGTTGTACACCACCTTGTCGATACTCGGCAAGCCTACGAGCTGGGCTACCTCCTCGGAACGGCTCTTGGGGAACACGATGATGATACGCTCCATTGCCGTCTCGTTACTGCCCTCAATCTTCGGGAGGTCGTCGGGGTTGATGTCCTCGCCCTGCAACTCGGCAGGAAGCCCCGTCGGGTCGAACGTGTCCTCGTCCTCCTCGCCAGAGAGTTCTCCAGCAGGAGCGGCAGAGCCTCCTCCGCCTCCGAATGTCGTCTTTTCGGGTTGCCATACGTCCACACCCCAGCTGCAGAGGTCTTCAGCGTCCCACTCGTTGGCGAGCTTGTCGAAGTCCCATTCACCGAACGAGGCATTGTCGGCGATGATGAATTCTTTCTTCTCCGCCTCCGAGAGCGAGGAAGCCTTGACAATCTGCAGCGTCGGTTTCTCCAGCCACGACTGCCAGGCTGCAAGCAACGCCTCCTGCTCAGCCTTGGAGAGCCGCTGGTAGTTCTTCGTCCCTGCGAGTGTCTTGGCAATGTCGTCGAGGGGCATTTGCGCGATACGGCTGAAAGCCCTCAGACGCATGTTACCGCCGAGAGCAATCATTTTCTCGTCCACCACGACGGGACGTATCTCTATCATCTTGGGGAACGACAGCAGACGCTCCACCAGCAACGCCAGTTTCCGCTCCGTGATAGTACGGGGGTTGGCTGAGTTTACTTTCACCTGCGACAGCAGTACTTTTTCTGTTTTCATCTTATAACTATTTGAATATTAAAAATTTACAATCATTCCCACGCTTTGTCCTGTTGATATTCCCCGAACAGCCCGAAACGGCACATAGAGGCGTATATGGGGGTGTCGAGGTGGTATGCTTTGCGCAGTTCGTCGGGGTTCATGGTCATTAGACCCTGCAGAAGCACGTTTTCCGCCCTGTCTTTGACGAGGACGTCCACCTCCTGCTTACCTATGCAGCAGGCGAGGGAAACGAACACGTCGCACTTGTTTTGTGAGGCGTAGTTCTTGGCGAGGCGGCGAGCCGCGAGGTTGAGAGTGAGGTCTGCTTTTGTGCCGTCTTTCGTCCACGGGGAGCCTCCGCCGATGATGCAGTTGCCGCCGTAGAAGTCCACCGCGAGCTTGCGCCCAGTAGTGCCGCAGTCGGCTATTGAGGAGTGCTGAACGTAACGACCTGTGCCGTTGACGATGAGCTTGTAGCGACCGCGCAGCCGTGAGCGTATGAACCGCTTGACCTTGCCGACGGGGGTGTCCTCGAGCAGGGGGATAGCCACTATGACCTTTGAGAGCCGCCCGTCCTCAATGACTACCTGCGTCTTGATGTCGAGTCCGCCCAGTCCGCTGTGGAAAAGCTGGTAGCAGAGCCGCTTGGCTATGGTATGGTCGTCGGGCATTCCGCAGGTCTTGGGTGTGTAGGTCGCCATGCCGTGGAAAATGCCTTGGTCGCCCCAGCCTCTGTTCCCGTCCACGCCCTGCGCGATGTCGGGTGACTGCTGGCTGATGTATATGCCCACGTCGAGGAGGTCGCCGCAGATAGCGTTCTCATGCCCCCACTTCGCCATATAGTCACGGGTGTAGCCTATGTCATTGACGGCAGCGCGGACGTGCGAGGCTATCTCCTCGTTGCTCATTGTGTACTTGGAGGACACCTCACCGCCGAGGTTGACGCGCCACCCCTTGATTTGCACCTCGACCGCATAGCGTGTGTCGGGGTCGTGTTCGATGTATCGGTCGAGCAGCCACTGACTGATGTAGTCTGCTATCTTGTCGGGGTGTCCGAGCGACACGTACTCTGAAACTCGTATCATAGTCCGTTGAATTTGATTTGAATTGATTATTTTCTGCAAATGTACTGAAAAACGCTTATAATATAATCACTTTTGTGGCAAAATCACTCTATTTGAGCCGAAAATGACCCTGATATTGCACTTTTCAGCAGTAAAATCGTGTCGCCCGTTACGAGCTTGTCGGGGGTAGTGCGGAACACCCTCCAGCCGAGCAGGGCAGCGGTGTTGTACTTCTGCATGTCGGAGAGGAAGCCCTGCGGACGGACGTGCCGTCCCTGCGTCCATACTCCGCCCTCCACTTCGAGAGCTATCTTGTAGAGCGGCAGGGCGTAGTCAAAACGCCACTTGCGCGGCTTGTAGAAGCGGTATTCCTTGACGCACTCCGCCCCCAGCTGGGAAGCGCACAGCCGCGTGAACAGGTCATGCTCAGAGGGAGGCGGTGTCTTGGTCTTACGAGTTATTTTTCCCGAATTTTGCGAGAGAGGCATTTTCTTCTTTCGGGTAGGTACTTTATTGTCCATAGTCGTTCGCGTTGTTTCTCGTTGATTTCTCGCCCTCTACACGATTTATCGCGGCACGCGCTGGGCGCACCACGATAAACCTTGATGTTCGGGGCTTGCGGCTCGTCAGAACGGCAGGTCTTCCCCGTCGTAGGGGCGAATGCCTCCGCTCCGAGTGTTCCGCTCACTTGCATAGTCTCCTGCTTGCGCTCCAACGGGCGCAGTCCTCCGAGGATAGGCACGGCGTTGCGTTGCTCCTCGGTCATTGCCTCGCGTTGCTCCTTGGGAATGTTCACCTTGACGCAGTGCGTGTCGTTGAACTGGGGGTTCTGCATCTCAATCGCGTTGAGATTGAGGTAGCAGCCCTTTTCGCCGAGAAACATGCCGTCGCAGTCGTCCACGGGGATAATCAGACACCGCTTGGTGGCGGTAGTTCCCTTGATGTTCTTGAGGAAAGCCCCCTTGAGCTTCAGGAGGTCAATCCGAATACTGAAATTACTCATTGTGTTCTTGATTTTTATTGTTAATACTCAGTGAACTGTCGTTGTTGTAGTCGTAGTCCTCGTCGAGGTTGTTCCCTCCGAGAACTACCAGCACGCACAGCGCGTCTATGAGGACTATCGTGGCTATGATAAGTATGCCTACGAGCTTCATACGGCTACTCCTCCCTTGGCTTGCGAAGCTCCGCTATCAGCGCGTCTGCCATCTGTACCGCCTCTCTCGCTATCTCCGAGTCTATCTTATACTCAAATGGCAGGTCGCCTTTCGCGGCTTCTGCGCGTTGTGCCTGCCCGTCGTCGAGCCACATCGCGCAAGCTATGTCTTTTGCTATCTCGTACCTTCGCTGCTCCCAGTTGATTTCGTGACGGGTCAGGCTGCGTTCTATGTCCGCCAGCAGGTTGGGGACACGCTCTAAAAATCTCTGTTCTGCTACTGTTATCATTGCTGTTGGTTTTAAGGGTTAAACAATTCCATCTGTTCGGGGTGCGGCGGAGTGCCTATGAGCTTCTCCACGCGCTCTATCTCCGCGTCCACCTGCCGCTCCAGTTCCTTGCTGAGCCGCAGGTCGGAACTCGTCCGTGAGCGGAAGTAGGCTTTCTGGCTTTGCCTCATACGGACTACGAGGTCGTAAAACTGTCTTGCGTTCATACTGGCTGCTTTTTAAGTGTGTAGAGGTCTATCAGGGCGATGATACGCCCGTACAGCTCCATGTCGTATATCTGTTCCTGCGTGGGGTTCTCGACGCGTCCGAGAGCTTCGAGTTCGCGCCTGCACCACTCACGGGGTATGAATTTTCTGTCTATCATATCTCCGCTCCTTTTTGCGTTAGAACGGGCAGTCGTCCTCGGGCAGGTCGTCGTCGAACGGGAAGTCCAGCTTGCTTGCCTTGAACGCCTCCTCATACTGGCGTCGTTCCGCTTCCACGAGGTGGTTGGTGTTGTCCCACGTCGGATCAAGCTCGCTTCCCTGCACCATAGGGGTGTAACGCCCGTTGTTCAGGTTGTAGCGGAAGAACGCGCTGCCAGTCTCTCCGAGGTGTCTGAACTTGACCTTTTGAACACGCACCTCGACCGTGTTCTCTGCGCGGTGGCGGTGTACCACGATACCGAAGTCCGCCTTGTTGTAGAAGTTCGCCGAGCCGCTGATGTCGTAGAGGTTGGGTATCTCGATGTTGCCCTCCTTGTTCTTCTGCATCTTGGTCGGGTGCGCCATGAGGATAATAAGCACGTCGTGTCTCTGGGCGAAGCTCGTGAGCTTGTCGAGCAGGTTGCTGATGTACTGCGTCTCGTTGGAGCGTCCCTGCTCGTTCTCCAGTCGGTTGTACGGGTCGATGACCAGCCCCTTGATGCCCTTGCGGCGCACGAGGTACTTGGCTCTCTCCAGTATGGAGTCCACCTTGTAGTCGGCTTCGGGGGCAATGAAGAAGAAGTCCCTCTCCAGCCGTTCCTTGACCTGTCTGTATTCGCCGTAGGTCATTGTGTTGCGGCTGAACTTCTTGCCCACGAACTTCTCGATGAGCTTGCTGGCGTGATACGCGAGGGGGAAGTTCTCAGGCGAGAAGTAGGCGAAACGCCAGCCGTAGCGGATATTCAGCCGTTCCGCTATCTCGTCGATGAACTCCGACTTGCCGCTGCCTGGGATACCCGTCACCACGCACAGCCTCTTGGTCTCAAAGGATAGCAGACGGTCGAGGTTGTCGTGACCTATGGTCAGTCCCCGTTGCAGCCCGTTCTCGAAGATAGCGTCCAGCGAGGTCTCGAAGTCGCTCACCGTGAACACGCCCTCGTACTTGATTTCGGGAGCGTCGGCTATGCATTTCAGCAGGCTCTCCCTCCCGTATTTCATCAGGTGCTCGTTAGCGTCCTTACAGCCCTCGCCGTACTCCAGCACCCTGCATCGCTTCGCACCAAAACGGCGTAGCAGCTCGTCGCGTAGCACTACGCCCTTGGTGTCGGTGTCGGAAGCTATGTAGATTGTCTCCTTGTCGTCGAAGTACTCCTCGATGTAGTCGTCGAGGTAGCTGAGGTTGGCGTTAGCCCCGTTTGGGACGCTCACCACGTCGTGCCGTCCGCACTCGTAGAATGTCAGCGCGTCCATCTCGCCCTCGGTTATGATGCACTCGGAGCAGCCCTTGATAGCGTCGATGTTGTAGGGCAGGAGTTCCGCCCCCGACACCAGCTTGAAGCACTTGTCGCCCGTGCGGAACTTGGTGTTCACCAGCTCGCCGCCTCGGTAGTAGTTGAACTGTATGGTGTTCGCCTGCCCGTTCTTCTGCGGCATCCATTCCGACCCCTCTGTGATGCGCATGGCGGTGAGTGTAGCCGTGCTTATGCCACGGCTGGCGAACCACGCCACCGCCCTGTCCGATAGCCGAGGACTGCCCGTTGACTTGGGCTTCTTGTAGGTCTTCGGCTCCCGTCGTATCTGCTTCGGTGTGAACCACGGCTGCTGCTCCATCCACCGCTTTTTCTCGTCGTCGGTGTACTCGGTGGCGTTGCCGCTGAAGCCGCAGTAGTGGCAGTTGAACGCCCCAGTAGCGAGGTTGCATGAGAGCGACTTGTCGCGCTTATCGTGACGCTGGTCGCGGCACTGCGGACAGTACACCTTGATATTTCCAGAGGTGCGCCCGTGTGGTATGCCCTCGATACCGAACTTTTCCCAATTGAAACTGCTCATACGCCTACACTCCTGCTATCCAACTGTTAGACTCCCTGCTCCAGTAGTAATCTGCCCCAGGTCTCGGGGGTGCGCTCATCGGGACGCGCTTTCCGCTTCCGTAGAGGCGGTTTCCCTGCTCGTCTATCCACTCGTCCACGCCGAGGGTCACGCCGCTGTTCGGGCTGGCAGTCCTCCTTACGCCCCGTCCGTCGCGTTTTTCCCACGTGCGGACGGCTGCTCTCCAGTCTTTCATCGGACTGTTGCCCACTTTCCAGCCCTTGCTCTCGTAGAAGTCCACGAACGCCTCCGCGCTCACGCCGTTGCCTCTTTCCTCGCAGTACGCCCTGACCTCCTCTACTGAGGGGCGAGTGAAGCGTTTCGCCTTGCTCTCCTGCTGTGGCGCGACGGGAGCTGCGGTAGCCGCTGCGACTTTCTTTTTTACTCCGTTAGGAGTTTTTTCTTTATTCTCCGTACCCAGTTCTACTGGTACACCAGTACCCGTTACAGTTCCAGTAACGGTATCAGTAACAGTATCTCCCGTATCGTCCCGTATAGGGTCGCATACGGTCGTATCGTCCGTAGAAGAGTCCAAGCCGTGTTCCCTGCGGTAGCGTTCCCAGCGTTTCTTCACCGCCTCCTTGCGCTGCTGGATAGACTTGTCGTACTTGGCTTCGTAGTTGTCTATGTGCTGGAATACGAGGCGCAGGAGCATACGTAGCGACCTGTCCTCGGGACGTTTCCCCTCAAAAGCGTAGGCGAATATCGCGCCCAAGTACTCGCGGTATTCTGCGTCGCTCATCTCATCGGTGGGTATCAGCCAGTCTCTGTGTATAACAATCGTATTTTTCATTGCATTGAAGCTATTATCGAAGTGCGTAATTTCTCGTTCTTGGCGTTCCAGTCGAACGTGCGTATCATCCACTGCCTATACTGCATCGGGACGTCGCGCAGCCGCTCTCCCTTGTACTTGCCGAACGGCATTGTCTCTATCGGCTGAGCCGCCTGACGGTCAACCATTGCGGTGTCCGCCTTGGTGTACTTGCCGATGTCGTGAATAGGAATACCCGAGAGGAGCCGTCCTCCCGAGCCGAACATGCGCCATATCTTGCCCTGCTCGAACACGATATCCTCTACCTTGCCGAAACGCTCGACGTTGCCGCCGAGGTCAACTATGAGGCAGTCGGTCTTGTCGGGGTCGATACGTGTTCCACGCCCCACTATCTGATAGTAGAGGGCTATCGAGGTGGTGCTGATACCGAACACGATGCAGTCAATGCCCGTGTAATCGAAGCCCGTGGAGAGGACGCGCACGTTGAATATCACGCGCAGCTGCCCAGCCTTGAAACGAGCCAGCACCTGCTCACGCTCTCGCTTGTCCTGCTCCCCGTATATCACGCCAGAGCTTGGGTACTGCTTGGAGAGCTGTATAGCGTCGTCCACGGATGGAACGAACGCCAGTACGTGCCGCCGCTCGGGGTGAGCGTCCAGCGCGTCTATCACGGACTGAGTGCCGCCGTTAGCGTCGTAGGCTTTCTGTACGCTTTCCTCGGTGTACTCGCTCTTGCTGGAGTTGAATACGAGCATACTGCTGTCGAAAGCGTTCTGCGTGTACAGGAGGGGTGACCAAAAGCCCATTTCGACCATTTCCTGCACCTGCCCGACGTGTATTATGTCCTTGAAGAAATTGCCTTTCTTTGACCGCGATGTCAGCATTACGAGCTTCGAGAACGTGCAGCCGTCGCGGTCACGGTTGGTCTGCAGCTTGACGGGGGTAGCCGTTATGCCCAGCACGTGAGTAATGCCGCTCTCACGCAGGAACGTCCCCAGCATACTGTCCGCCTCACGGGGGTACAGGTGCGCCTCGTCAATGAGCATCTTTGTGAAGCCTAATTCCTTGAATTTTGCGCCGAGAGCCTTGATTGAGCCTATGGTTGCATACGTTATTGGGGCAATCTCCTTTCGTCCGCAGGAGGCACTAAAAATGCCAGCGTTTGAGCCGAAATCTCCGCACAGGGTGATATACTTCTTGTAGTTCTGCTCCAGCAGCTCCTTGCTTGGCTGGAGTACTATGAGGTGGTCGCCGCTGTACTTGGCTACGTATGCCGTAAGTATTGACTTGCCCCACGCCGTCGGCAGCACTATGAGGCTGGGTCGGGGCTTCTCCTCACGGAAGAAACGTATCGCCTTGTCTATCGGCTCGACCTGATTTTTACGCAGTGTAATCATTCTGTCATTTGAGGTTAAAAAGACACTCCGCAGGTAGGGCTAACCACGCAATAACAGCAGCGTCGGAACTCCTTTCGGTGCGCTCCACCCTTGTGCGGAATGTCGGTATCGTTGTAACTGTCTTAGCCATTTCCCAAGCTGTCTTTCGGTTGTAAGCCATTACCGCGTAATCACTTTTCGGGTTGAGAAATTCTAAGTGCTTTCTGTAGGTCGGAAGCCGTCACGGGCTGTTTCGCTGCCAGCCGAGCGCGCAGCTTCTTGGCGAGCCGTACCGTGTTGTGGGCACGGGTACTCTTTCCGAGCGACGGCTGTAGAGCCTCGCAGAGGGCGTCTATGTAACGCACCATTTCGTCACGCTGGCTATTTGAAATCAGTATCATGCTGCCTCCTTTCGTCCGTTATTTGAGCAGGAAACGACGTGCGCCCTGCACGGTCTTGGTGAACTCCTTTGCGAGGTCGGGGTACGCCTTGGCGAATGCCTTGGAGTCGAACTTCTCGCTGTCCTTTGGGGCTTTCCATGTGGCGAGGGTCTGACCGCCGAAGCTGATAGCCTCCGCGTCGCCGAAGCCCATCTTGATAGTGCTTTCCAGTTCCTCCTTGCGGCGTTCCAGCTCCGCCAGTTCCTCTTTCAGCCCTTTCAGCTGGCGGTAGGCTTCCAGTATGTCCTCACCGACCTCCACGGTCTTGCCTGCGGTGTGACGGTTGTACTTGATGAGTACGTCCTGCACGTTGACGGGCTGCGGCTCCTGACCGCCCTTGATGTAGTCCACCCAAAAGCGTTCCACCTCCTCGACGAGGAACTCGTAGAAGTCGCGATCGAAGTCGATGTCCTTGTAGCCGAACTCACGCCCTGCGGTGAGCCAAGCGAGCGAGCCGTGCTGCATGCCCGATACACCCAGCTGATAGGTGAGCTGGCAGAACCAGTGCTTCGGCAGGTCGTCACCGTCCACGCTCATCTGCGTGGTCTTGCACTCCAAGATACCCTTGTTGTCGTTATTGTGTACCTGACCTGCGAGCCAGTAGGTGCGGTCGGGCGACACCTGCAGGTAAGGGCGTTCGTTGCTGCGTATGAGCCAATCCCCTGCGCTGCTCTTGATTACCTGCTGTCCCGTAGCGTCAGCCCAGAACTGAGCCACCGCGTCCTCCAGGTAGTGACCTGCTTTCATCGCGAACGTCTCCTCCTTGGGGGCGTCCAGCCCTACCTTGCGTCTCCACAGCTGGTACGGGGTCTCGTAGGGGTTCAAGCCTACAATGGTGGCTACCTCGGAGGAGCCGATACCGCTCTTGCGCACTTCCAGCCACTCCTCGCGGCTGTTCGGTCTGATGATAGTAGTACTCATAGCCTATTCCTCCCCATTGATTAGGTTATCACTCTTGCGGACGAGGAAGTAGTCCATCCACAGGTCGGCGAACTGCGTGCCGCTATACGCGGCGAGGTCGCTGTTCTTAAAGCAAAGGCGAGAGCCGAAGCGCGAATACGAAGCCGAGGGGGCGGTATGCGAGGCCGCAAAGGCGAAGCCCGCATATTCGGTCTTCCAGTCGCCTCCCAACTCACGGTAGGGGTGTTCATTTCTCCAGTCCTCGTCCCCGTCGTTCTCCCATTCCTCACGGCTCTTGTAGAACCAAAACAGCGGTATCCATCTACACTCACCAGCGGTGAAATGAGGCTCCCATCCCTCGTTGAGAGCGGCGGTGATGATTTCCAGCTTCAGGACGGAACGGATGAACGGGTCGTTGTCCTCCACGTTGTTCGCCCACTGGTAGTACTTGTCCACGAGGGGGTGGTCTGAGCCGAGTACGTTGTAGGCGTCCTCAAAGGTGCGGACGCGCTCAGTGATGTCCTGCGGCTTGAATGTGTCCTTGCCGAACAGCGTTTCGAGCAGCTGTTTCTGCTCTGCGCTTGCGCCGTTGTAGGCTGCAAGTACATTCTCTTTCTTGATTTCGATGTTGCTTACCATTTTGAATTGAATTTATAGGGTTATTGATTGTTTTCCTTGATTTCTCCTGTCGTAGGGTCAACCGACTGTGCGGTGGCAGGGGATGCGCCAGTAGCACGGGCTATGGCTGCTTCTGCACGCTCCTTGGCGGTGGTCGCTTTCTTCTTGGCGGCGGCTTCCTGCTGTGCCTCGATAGCTGGCTTGATGAACGTCTCCTGCACGGTTGTAGTCCCTTCCTTGATAGCGTTGGCGGTGGCGCGAAGCTCGAATATCATGCTCTTGTCTATCTCGTCCACGGACTTCACGTCGAGGTACTGGAGTATCTGCGCCTGCGTCACGCCCAGCTTGGCGAAGTATGCTATTACGTTCTGACGGCTCTGTTCGAGGTCGATAGACTGACCGAGAGCCACCCTCTTCACCTCGTTGATGACTTTCTTGGTGACGGCTTTCGGAATGACGGCCAGCACGGCGTTGCGGAACGCTATCGCGGCGGCTGCGTTGCCCGTCACTACCTGCATGTCCTCGGAGTAGGTCTTGTCGTACTTGTCAGTAATCCGCCGCTTGACCTCTTTCATCACGGCGAAGTTGGTCTCGAGGTCGTGGCACACCGCCTGAGCGGTTATCATCTTGCCGTCGTTGCCTACGATGTGGGTAGCCACACGGAGGTTGCCCCACGCTCCAGCTATGATTTCCGCCATACGGACGGACAATCCCTCAATCACGGTGTCCTGACCGCCTGCTCCCTTGCGACGGAGAACGTAGAAGCAGTCCTCGGCTGTCTCCTTGTCCATAGTGGCGTAAGTAGCAATCTTGTTCAGCGTGGCATTGAGGTCACGGGGGTACTGTTTTGCGGTCGCAATCTGAATGTCGATTTCCGCACGGTTGACTGCTTGCAGCATATCAGCCTGATTGATTTGAATGATGTCGTTACTCATGACTGTTATTATTGATTATTCGGGGTCTGACGGCTTTCCCCATTGCCTTGTTCTATGTAATAGCGCGAGTACCTGACGGTCTTGCCAGTGACGCGGCTCACGCTCTCCTCCATGCGCTTGGCGATGTTCAGTCCCTCGCGGCGCAGGTCGCTGATGCGTGATGCAAGTCGGTAGCAGCCGTAGTCGCGCAGGGCTTCGAGCGGCGAAATAGAGCCGCCCTCTATCAGCCTCCTGCGTATGAGTCTCTTGTGGGTATCAATCTGACTTGTCATAGCGTTTTCCTCCTTATACGGGTGATTGAATTACGGGTGATAGCCTGCGCCTCGACTTCCGCCTGCGTAGGCACGCGGCGTTCGAGCAGCCAATCCTCCAGCTCCGATTTCTTGAAATACAGCTTTCGGCACTTCTTGTAGTAGGGTATCTGCTTCTCGCTGGTGAGGCGGTACAGATGTCCCTTGCTCAGTCCCGTGAACACGACCGCCTCCTCCAAGTTCAGGACGGGTTTCGCCCCTATGAGGGTCAGTTGCTCCAAGCGGTCGAAGCGTTGTCCGATAGCGGTCATTACGTCCTCGCTCATACCTCGTCCTCCTTTGTAATTTCTTCAATGAAGCTCTGAGGGAGCAGCCCGTGCTTGCACAGGTGCTTGCCAAGCTGGACAAGCCCGTAGAGGGTAGCCAGCGCGCCGAATTTTAGGATGAAGAACTGCCCGAGGGTCATAGGGTTGTCGGGAGTCTCCTCACCAATCAGCAGCAGGAACGCGAACATTCCCACGCCTACCAGCGTTGCGAGCACCGCCCACCTCGCCAGCTCTGCGATTGTACTCCGTTTCATGCCCTGCCCTCCAGTTTAAGCCGCGCGGCGACGCGCTTGTGGATAGTGTAGATAGTCCCGAGGGAGTACAGTCCGTACTTGTTCATCAGGTGTCGGGCTACCTCCGTCTTACTGCTGCCAGGAACGCTGCGCATCTCCTCGAATTCTAGGTAGATTTTCATGTCGCGCTCCTCTCGTTGCTTCTGCAACTCTGTCTTGAATGTCTGCTGCATACTCAATTATTTTTGGTTCAACATTAAATTCCTCATCGGTTTATTTCCGATATTTATTCTTTTTGCGTAAATTTGTCCGCTATAAATAGCGACTACGAAATAGTTTTCGGCAAAATTACGAAATAAATTTCATTCACGAAATAAATTTCGTAAAAAAGATGCGAAAAATTTTTCACCCTATGTATAACTCACAATAGAACAACAGATTATGATAGACATCAAAAAATTGCGAGAATTGAAAGGGTTGACGCAAAAGGAACTTGCTGAAAGATGCAATGTTACGTTGCGTACAGTACAGAACTGGGAGCAGGGGAAGCATATTCCCGAAAGCACCTTGATACTACTCGAGTTGCTCGGATACCCTGTAAAGGAGGGCGAAATCATTTCGTCTTTCGCTTCGGGCAACGGTGTTAGCGTTTCGGCTGCGCAGGGTAGTCGGGTGAATGTGGCAAAATCGAAGGAGGACACTGAATCGGATAAATTTCTCGCCGCGCTTGAACGCCAGCAGGCTCTCCTGCTTGAGCAGATGAAAGCGAACAACAAGCGTGACGAGCAGATAGACCGCCTGCTGTCCTTATTAGAGAACAACAAATAATGAAAGGAGAAGATATGAAGAAAAGGAGTTTATTCTTGGCGGTCGCCTTGACTGCGGTAGCCCTATTCGGTTGCTCCAAGGACGGGGAGGAAACGGTTATAGAGTCGGGGCAGGAAGCGTATCTCAGGGAACTCGCAACCACGCTGAACGGAAGCTGGAAAGGTGAGCTGTACAGTTCGGCGACGAACACCACCGAACACGAGGACATTGTGTTCAGGAAGTGGGACAAGCCGCAGGAGGTAGTAAGCCTGTTCGGAACGTTCACTGGATACGGCTTAGCCGAGCTGCGCCACTACTACGACGACGGTCTGCTGCTCACCGAGGACTACTGTATATTCGCCCTCAACATGTGGGGGAACGAGCCGCTGGTGATTTTCTACCCGTGTAACGACGAGCTGGAGGTGGTGAGCCGAGAGGACAAGCGGAACATCGAGATGCTGGACGGTAACAGCTTCAACATGCGCTCCTACGGGACGGGCGAGGCTACCAGTCTGCACTACACCCGTCAGAACTGAGTTATTTTTCCCGAATTTCAACGAGAGCGCAATTATATACCTTGTGTTGTGTAATTTACTGCCCGAAGTCTATAATTGTGCGAGAGGGGCTAAAAATTGCGTTTATGAATACACGATTGAGACAGATAATAGACTACAAGACGAACGGCAAAAAGAAAGTGTTCGCGGAGCTGATAGGATGGAAGCCGCAGTACCTCGGCAAGCTGCTGCACGGCGACGACTTCGGGTTGAAGCCCGTCATCGCGCTGCTCACGGCTCTGCCCGAAATCAACGCCCGTTGGCTGCTGCTGGGAGAGGGCGAAATGCTCACCCCAAGCGGAGCGGCTGCAATCCGTCAGGGCGTATTCGCACACATCGAGCAGGTGCTGAACATAGAACGCTACCTGCCCTATATGACCCCGAAGGAACTGAGCGTCACGGAAGCTGCCCTGCTGAAAGGGACTGCGCCCGTGTTCGGTCAGGAGCGCATTGACGAGTGGGAGAGCCGCATCGCAGAGCGCGAGGGGCTGATACGTGAGAAGTTCGTACAGGCACAACAGAAACAGGAGGGAAAATCATGCAGACAGCCGATAGCCAACGAATAATAGGACGGTTCTTCGAAGCCCTGCAGAGGCTCAAAAGCGACCGCAAGATACGGGGGAAGCAGACATTCACCCGTGAACACGACATCAACCGCTGGAACATGAACACGCTGGAGAAAGACCACTCGCGCGACATATTCCAGCCAGCGTGGCTGACCTACCTTGTAGAGGACTACGACGTGTCGGCGCAGTGGCTGCTCACTGGAAAGGGGGAGTTCTACCGCAAAAAGAAAGCGGAGAGCAAATAACGCACTCCGCTGTTCCTTATTCCTTATCCTTGTCCTTGCCGCCGCCGACCGTCGTGGGAAGAATGCTTGGTATTGCAGCGACCGCCGCCTGCTTGTTCTTATCCATTACACGGGCGTAAATCTGCGTCGTGCCTATCTCGCGGTGTCCGAGCAGCTTGCTCACCACGTAGAGGTCTGTGCCGATGTCGAGCATCATCGTGGCGAACGTATGACGGGCGCAATGGAACGTGATTTTCTTATCAATGCCAGCCCGTAGCACCCACTCCTGAAT